AAAATTCCCCGGAGGAACTTTTTCGAAAAAGGCTTCTGGAGCATGGCAGCATTTAATCGAGCTCATAAGGCTTATTCGCTTCGACGGACACTTTCACGCTTTCTTTTTTACCTCCAGATTTTCTCCTTTCAGTGAAACAGAGATTCCGGCGGCCTTATGAGTTCGCTTAAATGCTGTATAAAAGTACAACAAAAGTTAGCATGATCATTACAAAATCTATCAGAGAGGGGGCAGTAACAGGTGAAAAAAATACATGCGGAAAGTAATTCGTCAACAACAAAACGTATTCGCCCAGCTTTGACGCCGGAGGCCAGACAAAACCAGCTTATATCTTTGGCCATTGATTTGGTCGAGAAGCGCTTGATAGAAGGAACTGCTTCTTCTCAAGAAACTACACATTTTTTAAAACTGGCATCCACCAAAGCTCACTTAGAGGAACAGATTCTCGAAAAGCAAAAAGATTTGATTGAGGCAAAAACCAAATCCTTGCAATCTACAGAGCGAATCGAAGAACTTTACAAAGAAGCGATGAGCGCTTTCCGGAGGTACAGCGGAAGTGGCGAAAGCGATGAAGTTTAAAACATATTCGGAATTGTCACAGCTTCTTTCTTTCGAAGAGCGCTATCAATATTTACGTTTGAGAGGAAAGGTTGGAGAGGATACTTTTGGCTTTGACCGATATCTGAATCAGGAGTTCTACAAAACGGATGAGTGGCGGGCAATTAGAGATGTTGTAATCATTCGAGACAATGGTTGTGACCTCGGTGTAGACGATAGGCAAATAGGTGGCCGCATCTTGGTTCACCATATGAACCCTATTACAAAAGAAGACATTTTGTACAGAAGCAAAATACTTCTTGATCCAGAATACTTAATTTGCACGACAGACAATACTCATAAGGCGATTCACTATGGGGACGAGAATCTTTTAATTAAGAATCCAATTGAGCGTAGACCAAACGATACATGCCCATGGAGGCACTAAGAGGAGGAATTTTAGGTGAACACAGTTACCATTGGAATTGTTACTGACTGCCTTGCCCTGAGCATTCGAGAAGAGCCGGATTCAGACGGCAAGGTTATTGGTACGGTTGATGCCCTTTCGGAGCTGATGATCGACGAGGGTGCGTCAAACAAAGATTTTTACAAAGTATGTACCGAAGCAGGCGTAGAAGGATTTTGCAGTAAACGATATGTTGCAGTTAGGCCGAAAGGGTGACAAAGATGATAAGCATACTCAATACAATAAAAAAGCTTCTTGGTCCGACAGAGGTCTATGACCATTTCGATACTGACATTATTGTGCATATCAATTCTGCCTTTTCTAGTCTAACGCAACTCGGAGTAGGCCCGCAGGACGGTTTCTTTATAAAAGATGAGACGGATTTATGGACGGATTTTATTCAAGACGACAAACGATTGGAATTTGTAAAAACATACATATATCTCAAAGTGAAGCTTGTGTTCGATCCACCCCTTAGCTCTTCTGTCCTTGACGCGATGAACCGCCAAATCAATGAACTGGAATGGCGATTGAATGTCGCGGTTGATTCAGGGACAGCTTAGGAGGGATTTGGATGTGGAAATATGCTCGCGCTCGCACGGATGAACTTTTTCACTATGGCGTGAAGGGAATGAAATGGGGTGTCCGGCGAACGCCGGAGCAACTCGGTCATTCTCCGAAGGTTGCAAAGGTCGGCAAACGTGTTATACTTAAAGAGAAATCTAACGGTGGAGAGAAAGGGCTTAAAACTCAGCCATCGTCTGCATTGAGAAAAGGAATTCGTTCTCTTGAGAAGAAGATAAGCGAACACAAAAAGAAAATTTCCAGCCCGGAAGCCGTATATCCTCAGTGGAGTTCGTATAGTGAATCTAGACAACGTTCGTTAATGGATCACTGGAATAAAGAGATTATAGACTTTAATCAGTCGATTTTAAACAGAAAAAACGAATTAAAAAAGAGGGGTGAAGCTGATGAATAACGATATCTTTAATCACCTTATGGAGCGTTTGCTAAGTAAGGCTGACGACGCATTGAACACTTATCAAAAAGATAAATCTAATGAGTTCTATTCCGGAAGAGTTGAGGCGTATTACGAAGTGCTTGACGCTTTAAAAAGCGAACTAACTGTTTGGGACTACGACCTTGATCAATGTGGACTCGATTTCGACTTAGACAAAAAATATTTAGCATAATAAAGATTCAATTGGGAGAACAATTTTTCGATGGATAGGAAAACGGGGAAACCGCTGCTAACAGTCTCCCCGTTTCTTGGGCTTGTCAGGCATATGCCAGCAGCCGTTTAAGGTCCACTTTGAGTGAAGCGGTCCCTTTGCTGAGGTGCAGCTCGGCAATACCGTCTGCGAACAGACGGATAATCGCAACAAGAAGCTTTTTCAGCGTTTGAAAAAATTTCTCGCCCATACTCCTTTCACCTCCTATCCATCGAAAAGTTGTTCTCCTTTCGCTTATCATTCTACGACAGTCGTCGGAAAAACACAATATTCATTTTTATACCAGGGGCTGTGGAAACACGGCCTCTTTTTAATGCAAAAAATAGGTGGTGAAAATTCAAAATGGAGAATGAACTTTATCATTACGGTGTCTTAGGTATGAAGTGGGGAGTGCGGAGAACGCCAGCACAGCTTGCAAAGTCTAACGGTAAGGTTAAGCGAAAGTCTGAAGACAATGCAAAGAAATCTGATATGAAAAAGGCGGTCAAATCCAGAAGAACGCTCAGCGACGCTGACCTGAAAAAGCGGATTGAGCGGATTAAGATGGAGAAGCAGCTAAAAGACTTAACTGCGGAGGAGATTTCTCCTGGTAAAAAATTTGTTTCGGAGGTTCTTTCTTCCAGCGGGAAAAAAGTTGCGACAGCGTTGGTTACCGGGGCCGTTTTGTACGGAACAAAAGCAGCATTGACGAATCAGTTTGACATCAAAGAATTGGCTGGTTACATGACACCAAAACCGAAGAATAAGTGAAGAAAAATTTTCCTACGCTGGCAACACAAAAAGGCCAACTTTTAAAAGGCTGAAACGTGACACAAAAAAAAGAAGCCGACTTTCATGTCGACCTCTTCGAATCGGAGCGCTTGTAATAAGAGTTATAAGGTGTGCGAACCTTTTTGCTCTGAGCGTTTTCTTTGTACCAAAGCAAATAGCTGGGGATGAGCTGTACATTTTTCTTTGGCACATATAGCTTATGATAGTTTATCAATGTGTCACCTTCAGTCTTTTAAAAGTTGGTCTTTCTGTATTTAACGCATTATACCATATTCAACGGAGGAAAAATTCAAGTAAGAGAGAAAAAAGGGAAGCTGCTTGTAACAGCCTCCCTTGGGGTTATGTCCCAAAATATTTTTGGACATACTGTTTGCCGCGTTCAACATCACGCAAGCTAATGGACTGAATTGGGCGATGCAGAAAATGCAGCAATGCGGCAGTGCCATACACACGTTTTCCGTGCTGGTTAACGTAACCGCATTTTTCGATGAATGTGACTAATTGACGTTCGATCATTCGAGACCTCCTCTCTTACTTGAATTTTTCCTCCGTTTTTCTTCTTTACGATTCTTATTATGGCTAAATTTTATTCCGAGTCAATAACAAGGTGGTTACAATATGGCATTATCAAACACGGCCGTCCCGAAATACTACGGCATGTTTCGAGATGCCGTAATCCGTGGCGAGATTCCGGTAAACAAAGAAATTTCAATGGAGATGAATCGAATTGATGATTTGATTGCAAATCCCGGAGTTTACTATGACGACAGGGCAGTAGAGGGATTCATTGATTATTGTGAAAGCGAACTCACACTTACCGATGGAGCAGACTTAAATCTTCTCGACACATTTAAATTATGGGCTGAGCAGATCTTTGGATGGTATTACTTTGTTGAGCGCAGCATTTATGAGCCCTATGAGGATGGTTATGGCGGTCACTACATAACCAAAAGAGTCAGGAAACGTTTGATCAATAAACAATACCTAATTGTCGCCCGTGGCGCAGCGAAATCGATGTACGGTTCTTGCCTTCAAAACTTTTTTCTCAATGTGGACGCAACCACAACGCACCAGATTACTACGGCTCCGACAATGAAACAGGCCGAAGAGGTTTTGTCTCCGATTCGTACCTCAATCACTCGTGCAAGAGGCCCATACTTCAAATTTTTGACAGAGGGATCTTTGCAGAATACGACTGGTTCTAAAGCAAACCGCGTAAAACTTTCTCCAACTAAAAAGGGTATCGAGAATTTTTTGACTGGTTCGCTGTTGGAGATAAGGCCAATGCGAATTGATAAGCTTCAGGGATTGCAAATCAAAGTTGCGACGGTCGACGAATGGCTTTCGGGGGACATTCGAGAGGATGTAATCGGTGCAATAGAGCAGGGCGCTTCGAAGGTCGACGACTATCTCATCGTTGCAATCAGTTCTGAAGGGACAGTTCGTAATGGTGCCGGCGATACAATCAAAATGGAGTTGATGGACATTCTTAAAGGGGATTACATCAACCCGCACGTATCGATTTGGTGGTATAAACTCGATTCAATTGACGAAGTTTCAGATCCGGCGATGTGGGTAAAAGCACAGCCTAACATTGGTAAGACTGTTAGCTATGAGACGTATCAATTGGATGTGGAGCGTGCTGAAAAGGCACCGGCTGCACGAAATGATATTCTTGCAAAAAGGTTCGGCCTGCCGATGGAAGGTTATACTTATTACTTTACCTATGAGGAAACACTTCCACACCGCAAGCGTTCGTATTGGCAGATGGCATGTTCTCTTGGAGCAGACCTTTCTCAGGGCGATGACTTCTGTGCCTTTACCTTTCTTTTCCCTTTATCCAATGGTGCTTTTGGAATAAAGACAAGGAACTATATCACCTCGTCTACTCTAATGAAACTCCCGGCGGCAATGCGAATCAAGTATGACCAGTTCATGCAAGAAGGCAGCTTGATTGTCCTTGAGGGAACAGTCTTGGACATGATGCAGGTCTACGATGATCTTGACAACTATATCACGGATTGTGGATACGACGTGCGTTGCTTTGGATACGATCCTTACAATGCAAGGGAGTTTGTTGACAGGTGGGCATCAGAAAACGGCCCCTTTGGAATTGAAAAAGTAATCCAAGGTGCAAAAACGGAATCCGTTCCTTTGGGAGAGCTGAAAAAGCTTTCTGAGGAGCGGATGCTTTTGTTTGACGAGGATTTGATGACTTTTGCAATGGGGAACTGCATTACGTTGGAAGACACAAATGGAAACAGAAAACTTTTAAAGAAGCGATATGAGCAGAAAATCGACGCTGTTGCAGCTATGATGGATGCTTATATTGCCTATAAAGCCAACAAAGATGCTTTTGAATAAAGTAATGGAAGAGAACGGAAATAAGAACAGAGAAAGAGGAGGTCGCGGCGAATCGACCTCCTCTGATCCCTTATACACGGAGCATTTTTTCTACATAATGCTTGCCGCGCTCGATAACACTTGGCGAAATGCTATCAATAGGGCGATTCATTAAACGTAGAAAATGGAGTAATGCAGCAGTGCCATAAAGCATACGGCCCTGCGGACCTTTACAACCATTCCGCTCAATCGTGTAAATGATCTTCTGGTTAAGCATAAACGGACACCCCCTCTCTGTTCTTATTTCCGTTCTCCTTTCCACTTTATTTTACGGCTAACAGAGAAAAAATTCAATGCTCTTAAAAGGCGGTGAACATTCAAAATGGACATGTCTATGGGTTCCAGGTTTAAACGAGCCTGGAACACTTTCTTTAACAGAGACCCTACGCACTCGTACAACGATACCGGACCTGGATATTTCTACCGTCCGGACCGTACTCGTTTCAGCCGGGGTAATGAGCGTTCAATTGTTACTTCTGTTTACAATCGAATTAGCTTAGACGGTGCAGCTATTTCTATCCAACATGTTCGACTGGATGAAAACGAGCGATATATTTCAAACGTTTCATCCAAGCTGAACAACTGCTTGACACTGGAAGCAAACCTCGACCAAACGGCACGAGCTTTTCGGCAAGACGTAATCATGTCGATGCTCGACGAGGGCTGTATCGCTATTGTTCCGGTAGAAACGACCGATAATCCGGAAGAAACCGGAGGCTATGACATCCTGTCTATGCGTGTCGGTAAAATTCTTGAATGGTATCCACAGCATGTCAAAGTTCGTGTGTACAACGAATGGACAGGGGAGAAGCAAGACATTACGGTTCCGAAAAGCACGGTTGCAATTGTAGAAAACCCTTTGTACGCCGTTATCAATGAGCCCAATTCTACAATGCAGCGGCTTATTCGGAAACTTAATTTGTTGGATGTCGTTGATGAGCAGAGCAGCTCTGGTAAGTTAGACCTTATCATTCAACTGCCATACGTCATCAAGACTGAAGCAAGGCGTCAACAAGCTGAAAACAGGCGTAAAGATATCGAAAATCAGTTGTCAGGTTCAAAGTATGGAATCGCTTATACCGATGGTACGGAGCGCATTACACAGTTGAATCGTTCAGTGGAAAACAACCTGATGAAGCAGATTGAATTTCTGACGAGCATGCTATACAGCCAGTTGGGAATCACTCAAAGCATTATGGATGGGACTGCTGACGAGAAAACGATGTTGAACTATAACAACAGAACGATAGAGCCTATCATTTCAGCGATTGTTGACGAAATGAAACGGAAGTTTCTTACAAAAACAGCTCGGTCTCAATCTCAGTCGATCATGTTCTTTGCTGATCCGTTCCGTCTGGTCCCTGTTGACAACATTGCAGAAATTGCCGACAAATTCACCCGGAACGAAATCATGACATCGAATGAGTTCAGGCAAATCATTGGTATGAAACCGTCTGACGATCCGAGAGCTGACGAACTTAGAAATAAGAACCTCAGCGAACCTAGCGGGGAGAAGACTGAGCAAATAAAAAGCCAGGAGGAAAATCAAAATGGAGAAATATGATTTTAGTGGCTGGGCCACTAGAAACGATTTGCTCTGTTCGGATGGACGGACCATTCGAAAAGATGCATTCAAGCACTGCGATGGTAAAACTGTTCCGTTGGTTTGGAACCACAACCATTCCGATCCGGATAATGTTCTTGGTCATGCGCTGCTGGAGAACCGAAACGAAGGCGTTTACGCCTACTGTTCTTTCAACAACACTGAAAACGCAAAAAATATCAAAGAGGCCGTTCGTCATGGCGACGTTCGGTCTCTTTCTATTTTTGCCAATCAGCTGAAGCAGGCCGGCAGCGATGTGATTCACGGCGCTATTCGTGAAGTGAGTCTGGTTCTGGCTGGGGCAAATCCCGGCGCATTTATCGATTCCGTCATGGCTCATGGCGATGGCGTTGAGACCGGCATCATTCTTGGATACGACGAGAACATTATGCTCTATCATTCGGAAGATGCTGCGGACACTTCTGATAAGAAGGAAGAGTCCGGCAAGAGCGAGGAAAAAGAGGAAACCATCGCAGACGTATTTGACACGTTTTCTGAAAAACAGAAAACCGTTGTTTACGCGATGATTGGGAAGGCCATCGAAGACGCAGACAACGACGAAGATTCGAAAGACGATTCTGAAGGAGGAAACGACACTATGAAACACAATGTATTTGAGCCCGAGGTCAATGAAGATACCAATGTTCTGAGCCACTCCGATCAGGCAAGCATCATTGCCCTTGCAAAATCCAGTAGCGTTGGTACGCTCAAAGATGCTATCGGCATTTATCTCGAAAACAATAAGGATACACTGGCCCATGGTATCGAAAGCATCGAGACTCTGTTCCCGGAGTATAAGGATGTGCGACCGGGCGCTCCGGAACTGCTGACCACTGATCAGGGGTGGATCGGTAAAGTCTTGGCCAAAGTGCACAAGAGCCCGATTTCCCGTATCCGTACTCGTCAGGCCGATATTCGTAATATCGAGGCTCTTCGCGCTCAGGGCTATAAGAAAGGTTCCGAGAAGAAATACGTCGGTAATTTCAGCCTGATTCACAGAACGACCGACCCTCAGACGGTTTATGTGAAGTCCAAAATCGATCGTGATGACATCATCGATATTCAGGACTTTGATGTTGTTCAGTATCTGTACGGCATTGACCGTATGAATCTGAACGAAGAGCTGGCTACAGCTATTGTGCTTGGCGACGGTCGCGAAGACGGCGACGAGGGGAAAATCGCCCAGGACAAGATTCGTCCCATTTGGCTTGATGACGAACTCTACACAATTCACGCAGATGTTGATATCGCTGGAATGAAAACATCTCTTCAGGGAACCAACACTGGTGCCAATTTCGGCGATAACTATGTGTATGCCGAAGCGGTTATCCAGTCGCTGCTGTATGCTCGTGAAAAGTATAAAGGCTCCGGTACTCCCGACTTCTACTGCACCCCGCATCTTCTGAATGTCATGCTCTTGGCACGTGATTTGAACGGCCGTCGCATCTATGACAATGTCAATGAACTGCGTGCGGCTCTGAACGTCGGTGAGATCATCACCGCCGAGCAGTTTGAAGGCAAAGTGCGTACTACCAAAGATCAGAAAAAGAAGAAACTGCTTGGCCTGATGTACAACATGGCTGACTATTCTCTCGGTTCGACCAAGGGCGGCGAAATCACCCATTTCACTGATTTCGATATCGACTTCAACCAGCAGAAGAGCTTGCTGGAGACTCGCTGCTCCGGTGCAAACACTCGCGTGATGTCGGCCATTGCTCTGGAAGAGGATGTAACTGATACGGGCGTCGGCGGTTAATTAGTTACAACAGGGAGAAATCAAAATGGCTAAGTTTTACGGAAAAGTCGGTTATGTTGAGACGGTTGAAACACGGCCCGGCGTCTTTACTCAGTCCGTAACGGAGCGTACGTATTGCGGCGATCTCGTTCGAAATAGCCGCAAGTGGCAAACGAGCGGTAATGTCAATGACGATGTAAACGTGAACAACGAAATCAGCATTGTGGCCGATCCGTTCGCTTATGATCATTTCGCTTTCATCCGGTATGTTGAGTACATGGGAGTTCTCTGGAACGTAACAGCCGTCGAAGTTCAAAGACCTAGACTTATTTTAAGCGTGGGAGGCGTATACAATGGCCAGCAGCCTTGACTTGCAGCGAGAGTTTCAAGCTTTATGCAAGAACGTATATTTTCAACCTCCCGAATCGGTGAAACTCTTGTATCCCTGCATCGTTTATAAGCGGTCCGCAGGCGATACGAGGTTCGCTGACAACAAAAAATATTCCTATACGGCGGGTTATGATGTAGTGGTTGTTGAGATGGACCCCGATCGGAAGCTGGCGACAGATGTGTATATGCATTTCGTCTACTGTCGAGAGGGGTCTCCTTATATCTCAAACAACCTTTATCATAGCCCGTTTACTATCTATTTTTAAGGAGGAATAACTACATGGCAAAACTTGTTTGGGACGAAGTCGGGAAACGCCTTTATGAGACCGGTGTTGACCATGGCGTTCTGTATCGATACAACGGAACTGGTGGAGTAGGAAAATCCGTTGTTCCGTATTCCGGCGGTGTACCGTGGAATGGCCTGATTACTGTAACGGAGAGTCCGTCTGGTGCGGAGCCATCCCCACTTTGGGCGGACAATATTAAATACCTGAATCTGATGAGTGTAGAAGAGTTCGGCGCAACCATCGAGGCTTATACATATCCTGACGAATTCGCTGTTTGTGACGGCTCTGCGGAAATTGCTCCCGGCGTGATGATTGGTCAGCAGAAACGGGAGACATTCGGCATGTGTTATCGCACCAAGATCGGTAATGACACCGAAGGTGCAGACCATGGCTACAAGTTGCATTTGATTTACGGCTGTCTGGCAGCTCCCTCCGAGAAAGGGTACACCTCAATCAATGACAGTCCCGATGCTATCACCTTCTCGTGGGAAGTCAGTACAACCCCGGTCAACGTAGAGGGCTTCGAACCCACTGCATCCTTGACCATCGATTCGACAAAGGTTGCTCCTGAAAAGTTGACTGCATTGGAAGCTATCCTGTACGGTGGCGACGAGGCGGAACCGCGACTGCCGCTTCCTGATGAGGTCGTTGCTCTGGTTGGCGCAGAGGCATAAGTAGTTATAAATCTAGTTAGTTGAATGGGGGAGCCGTTTGAGTGTTTTTACTCGCGGCTCCCTTCTTTTTTTGAAAGGGGAAAACAGAAATGATTAAGAAAACAATTGAGTACGTCGACTATAACGGAACCGAGAGAAGTGAGGATTTTTATTTTAACCTCACGGAAGCAGAGTGTATAGATTTGGAAATCGGTACCAGCGGAGGCTATACCGAAATGATTCGGAGGATGGTAAATGCAAAAGATCTGGCTGCGCTCATCAAGGTGTTCAGGGATTTTATCAGCAACGCTTATGGTGTAAAAAGTCCCGATGGTCGCAGATTTATGAAGTCGCCTGAGATTCTTGCCGAATTTACCGAAACCGAGGCTTTTTCGAAGCTGTATATGGAACTCGCTACAAATGCTAAAGAGGCAGCTGCATTTGTGAACGGCGTCCTTCCAAATCGCAAAGTTGAACCTCCGCTGGCGATTGCTCCGAAGGCAAATGGATAAAGAAAATAACAGTGAGAGGGAGAGTATCTATGCTTCAGCTAATTATACCAGATTCTGACGAACTATGGGACAAGAAAAAAGAAGAGTTCGTATACAGAAAAGGCCAAACCCTTCAGTTGGAGCACTCTCTTGTTTCACTTGCCAAATGGGAATCAAAATGGTGTGTTCCATTTCTTTCGAAAAAGGACAAGACCCTTGAAGAGACCCTGGACTATATAAAATGTATGACCATTACGCAGAATGTAAATCCGGAAGTTTATCTGAATCTTACGCAAGAAAACGTTGATGCGGTAAACGCATACATCAACGCTCCAATGACGGCCACATATTTTTCTAACGAAAAAGCAACTGGCCCTAACAACGAGCAAGTGACTTCTGAAATCATCTATTATTGGATGATTGCTTTAAACATACCTCCTGAGTATCAGAAATGGCATCTTAATCGACTTTTGACACTTATTAAGGTATGCAACATCAAAAATCAACCGCCTAAAAAGCACAGCAGAAGGGAAATCATGCGTAGAAATGCAGCTCTTAATGCTGAGCGGAGAAAGCGGTTGGGATCAAGAGGCTGATAATTCAGCGAAGGGAGAAAAACATGGAGAAAAGTATCGGTACGGTTGGAGACGCTTATGAGATATTAGCGTCCACTAGACAATTCATTCTGTGTCGTAGTTTGACGGCCAATCCGGTTCACACATACGCGGTGATGCGCTTGGATGAGGACGGACATCCGTTTGATATCCGTGTGAGAGCCGAAAGAGAAGCTGCCGAGCGTGAATTCTGCTCGTGCTGTTTTCCGGGATGGTTTAAGAACGGAGGCACTACAAAAACTGCGTGAGGAGATTTTGTAGATGATAAGTTTCAGACAAAAGGGCGACTTTTCCAAACTGACGAGATTCTTAGAAAAGGCTAAAGAGGCTGTTCGACTTGGTGATCTCGATAAATATGGTCGAGAGGGAGTGGCCGCCCTTGCGTCTGCAACACCTGTTGATTCAGGCCTGACGGCACGGTCGTGGCACTACAAAATCGAGAACCGAAAAGGCTCGGTTGCGATTTCTTTTTACAACTCAAATGTTCAAAATGGAGTTCCGATTGCTGTCATTTTACAATACGGACACGGAACGGGAACTGGCGGCTGGGTAGCTGGGAGAGATTACATCAATCCTGCTATCCAGCCTGTTTTTGACAAAATTGCAAATGAAGCGTGGAGGGAGGTTACTGCCCAATGAGCAACGTTATCGACCAGAAAGTCGTTGAGATGCGGTTTGATAATAAGCAGTTCGAAAACAATGTTCAAACCAGTTTATCGACACTCGACAGGTTGAAGAAAAGCTTAAATATGGAAGGGGCGACAAAAGGTCTCGAAAATGTGGACGCAGCAAGCAAAAAACTGAATTTTTCGGGTTTGAGCAGTGCTGTCGAAACAGTCCAAGCAAAATTTTCAGCCTTTGAGGTCATGGCAGTAACGGCCCTTGCCAATATTACAAACTCTGCAATCAATGCGGGTAAGCAAATGCTCCACTCGCTGACGATAGAGCCTGTATCACAGGGATTTAATGAATACGAACTCAAAATGGGTTCGATTCAGACAATTATGGCAAGCACCGGTGCCTCCTTAGAAGAAGTCAATGGCTACTTAGCGGACTTAAACGAGTATTCGGACAAGACTATTTACTCGTTTGCCGACATGACGCAAAACATTGGAAAATTCACCAATGCTGGCGTCAAACTTGAAGATGCCGTTCTGGCAATCAAAGGTATCAGCAATGAGGCTGCAATATCTGGTGCGAATACAAATGAAGCATCCCGGGCTATGTATAACTTTGCGCAGGCTTTGTCAGCAGGGCACGTAAAGCTAATTGACTGGAAGTCTATCGAAAACGCCAACATGGCAACTGTCGAATTTAAGAACGAATTGCTTAAAGCGGCGGAGGCAGCCGGGACAGTCGAAAAGCAGGCTGATGGCATGTATCGTGTCCTGACCAAAAACAATCAGGGCTCGACGATGGACATGACTATTGATGCGACTAAAAACTTCAATGACAGCTTGAATTATCAGTGGATGACCACGGAAGTGCTGGTTGATACGCTGAAAGATTATGCTGATGAAACAACAGAAATCGGCAAGAAGGCCTTTTCGGCGGCGCAGGATGTAAAGACATTCAGCCAATTGATGGACACGCTCAAAGAAGCGGTTGGCTCTGGTTGGGCTACAACTTGGGAGCTTGTGTTCGGTAATCTCGAAGAAGCCAAAGAACTCTGGACCGGTGTAAGCGAAGTCGTAGGAGGATTTATTGAACGGCAGTCGGCCGCTCGAAATACTGTTCTTGCTGCTTGGAATCGATCTGGCGGTAGGCTGGCTCTGATAGAGAGTCTTGAAAATTCCTTTAATGGCATTTTAAGCGTAATTAAACCCGTAAATGAGGCATTTCGAGAGGTGTTTCCTTCTCTAAAAGGATGGCAACTTACGAAATTCACCAAAGATTTACGAGACTTTACGGAAAATTTGAAGCTCAGCGAAGGTGCGGCTACAAAATTAAAAACAACCTTTAAAGGCGTATTTTCACTTTTCGATATTGGTGGAAAAGCGATTTCGGCAATTGTAAAACCGGTTATGAGTTTTCTTACTGGCGGCGCGGTTTCGTCCTTTGGGAACTCGGTTCTTGATGTCACCTCATCGCTTGGCGCATTCTTTATCAAGCTGAATGAGGGGATTGAGAACGGAAACGGCTTTGCGGTTGTCAGCGAGACAATCACAAAAGCACTGAACGGCATATCGGATGCATGCTCATTTGTGCGAGATTCTTTTGGCAATCTTGGAAGTGTGTTTTCGAAAGTCGGAAGCGTAATTTCAACTGTTGCAGGACACATAAAAGATGCAGTTGTCGGCGCTTTGACATGGATTTCAGAAAACATATCAGCCGGAGATGTGTTTGCGGGCCTTGCAGGCGGCGGGATTTTTATGTTTGTCAAAAAGCTGGGCGGCTTGGTTGACAAGATAAAAGATGTTCTGTCGAGCTTCGGAAAGAAAGACAGCGGCGCGGCGCAATTCTCTGATGTATTGTCGTCTGTACACGATTCTCTTGATTCTTTCCAGCAAGGAATAAATGTCGTGTCTCTTGTCGGTATTGGAGTTGCGGTCATGGCGCTTAGTTCAGCGCTCAGAACTGTTTCCGAAATTGAGCCGGGAAAGGTCGCATACTCCCTCGTCGGGATTCGTCTTATGATATCCGCATTGAATGCAGGTTTTAAATCGCTGACAAAGACCTTGTCTGTGTTTAATGCCAAAGGAACCATAAAGTCGAGTCTCGCTATGATTGCGATTGCCGAAGCGGTTAATATTTTGGCGTCAGCTATGGAGAAAGTGGCTAAACTTTCTTGGGATGAAGTGACAAGAGGATTGGCTGCGGTTGGCGGTGCCCTCCTTGAGCTGTCTGCTGCAATGAGAATTATCGGAAAAGGGAATGCGGTAACCCTTCGAAGCAGTATCGCCATTATCACGCTTAGTGCGGCATGTACAATTCTTGCGGATGCACTTCAAGAGTTTGGCGCAATGGAATGGGAAAACATATACCGAGGATTGGCTGGAATGGGCGGCGCTTTGGCTGAGTTTGCTGCTGTACTTGGAATTTTAGGGAAAGTCGGAGGAGGCAAAGCTCTTTTTGGAGCAGCTGGGATTCTGGTCGCGTCATTCGCTCTCGATGAGATTTCTGAAAACCTTGAGAAAATCGGAGATCTTTCCTGGGAGCAAATCGGACGTGGCCTTGTGGGAATGGGAACTGCACTTACTGCTTTTGGCGTGACGCTTGGTTTGTTGGGCAAACTCGCGGGGGCAAAAAGTCTGTTAGCTGCAACCGCAGTTCTGATTGGCGTCCAAGTTCTTGATGAGATTTCTGAGAATTTACAGAAAATCGGTTCTATGACCTGGGATCAAATCAGTCTCGGACTATCCGGAATTGCGCTCGCCCTCTCTGAATTGGCGATCGTCTTTGGTCTCCTTGGAAAGTTGGCTGGATTCTCTGGGATTGTCGGTGCGGTGACAATTCTCATCGGCGTCCAGTCGCTCGGTGATATTGCCAATGCTCTAGAGCAAATTGGAGGCATGACCTGGGAACAAATCAGTAATGGTCTGTCTGGCATGCTGTTGTCGCTTTTGGAACTTAGCACTGTTTTCAGTTTGCTAGGTAAGTTGGCAGGATTTTCTGGCCTTTTAGGCGCTGCAACTATCCTTATTGGTGTTCAGTCGCTTGATACTTTGGCCAACGCCCTCGCAAAATTTGGAGCCATGGAATGGCCGGAAATCGGGCGTGGCCTTGTTGCAATGGGCGGAGCGCTTCTTGAAGTTGGTGCCGTGACCGGAGCGCTTGGTGCTCTTACCGGTTTAGCTGGGCTCGTCGGCGCTGGAACATTGTTGCTTGCGGTTCAGGGCCTTGATGACTTAGCCAATGCGCTTGCGAAATTCGGCTCTATGCAATGGGATGAAATCGGCAGAGGACTTGCAGCAATGGGAGCAGCCATGGGCGAAGTTGCCCTAGGCGGCTTACTTAACACTCTTTCTGGTTTTGGTGCCGCATCTATTTCTAAAATAGCAGAGCCACTCGGAGTCTTGGCTGATTCTGTAAAGAAATGGGCCGGAGTGACAGTCCCAGAAGGATTAGGCGCTCAACTTGGAGAACTTGCCGGCGGAATCTTGCAATTCACCTTTGGTGGGTGGGGTGCATCTACAATTGCTGAGGTTGCTGCTCCTCTTGGTACAATGGCTGATTCAATTTCAAAATGGTCCGATATTGATGTTCCCGAAGACTTGGGGGATAAGATTGGATCATTGGCGAGCGGTGTGAAGGCGTTTACTTTCGGCGGATTTGGTGCAGGCGCTATTGCGGAAGCGGCTCCCGGTATTGCTCAGTTGTCTGATGCAGTAAGAAAGTGGGACGGCGTTTCCGTTCCAGAAGACCTTGAAACAGGACTTGCAAGTCTGGCAAACGGCGTGAAAGCATTCAGTTTCGCTTTCGCTGGAGGTTGGTCGATTGGTACGCTAATCGGCCCTCTGGGCGATTTGGTCGAGCCGGTAAAAAAGTGGAATGGAGTCAGGGTGCCAGAAGGGATTGACAGTTCGCTCAAGCAGTTAGCCGATGGTGTGAACGCATTTAGCTTCTCGTTTATGAGCGGGTGGTCACTTGATACGCTGGTTGGTCCGCTTGGAGATTTGGCCGATGTAATGAGAAAGTGGAATGGTGTCACTTTAGAAGGTGTGTCGCAGGAACTTACCAGTTTTGCAAATAGCTTGAGAAATCTCGGGATGGTTAGTGTATCCGGGCTCGCGCTCGAATTTCAAAATGGAATCGGAACACTGACTCAGGCGGTTTCTGGAATGCTTTCTTCTATTATCTCTATTGTGAACACGCGAAAGAGCGGAGTAATTTCGGTATTTGTTGTAATGGTAGGGAATGTCCTTACAACTCTGAATGGAAAACTCCCCAATTTCCAAACTTTCGGTCAACTGACGGTAAAGTATATGGTCATGGGGATTCGTTCTCAGGCTGGGCTTCCAATTGTTGCATTTGGCGAGATTATTACGGACGTGCTGTCATCCATTATTGTACGAAATACCGAATTCTATGACGCCGCCCGCGACATGGTAGCTGGATTCGCCAATGGCATCAGTGCCAACACATTCCTGGCGGAAGCAAAAGCTGCCGAAATGGCCGCTGCGGCTGCTCGCGCTGCAAGACGGGAACTCGACGAGCATTCTCCATCGAAAGTGGGGTATGAAATCGGCGATTTCTTCGGTGTTGCCTTCGTTGGAGCGATCGGTGATTATGCCGACAAGTCATATCGTGCTGGTGCCGAGATGGGCTCGAAAGCTCGAATTGGACTCACGGAGGCGGTGTCGAAGATTTCGGACTATATCAACAGTGACATAGACGCACAGCCAACGATTCGTCCTGTACTGGACTTGTCAAATGTTCAGTCCGGAACCAGACAGATAAATGCAATGTTTAGCCGCACGCAGGCAATGTCGATCAACGCCAACATGAGCAGGGCCCACACCAGCGGAAATCAAAATGGTGGGTTCCAAGATGGTTCCGCGGCCACATACAACTACTTCACGCAAAACAACTATTCGCCGAAAGCCCTGTCGAGGGTTGAAATCTATCGGCAGACAAAGAATCAATTCTCGGCTATGAAAGGAATGGTGAGTAAACGATGATTAAAACGGTCACCGTTACAAACCATCTTGGCGAAAGTCTGAAGATGGAACTCACGAACCCGTACGAGTCCGGTTTTGCGATCACAAGCATTACCGGACTTGGTCCTGGAAAAGCGGATATCAATGTCACGGAACTTACATCGAGTGATGGATCACTGTACAATTCTTCGCGTCTTGGGACTCGGAATATTGTCATGATGCTTCGCTTTATGTTTGTTCCGGACATTGAAACCGTCCGTCAGAAATCCTACAAGTATTTTCCGATCAAAAAACAGGTCAGACTTTCGTTTGAGACGGACAATCGTTCCTGCTATATCGAAGGGTATGTCGAATCGAACGAACCCGTGATATTTGAGGAGAACGAGTACACACAGATCTCGATCATGTGCCCCGATCCATATTTCTACTCGATTTCGTCGGCCTCTACGGTTTTCAGCGGCGTGGTCTCTATGTTTGAGTTCCCGTTCTCGAATGAGATAAATGGGGAAGAGGAAAACGACCGCCATCTCGTTATATCAGAACTCGAAAATTCCAAAGAGCAAACAGTTTTCTATGACGGTGAAAGCGAAGTAGGTATGACAATTCGCATGCATGCGATCGGAACCGTTACCAACGTAACGATCTACAATACCAAAACACGAGAATTCATAAAAATAGATACTGATAAGCTTACGAGTATAACGGGATCTACAATCATCGAAGGCGATGATATTACGATCTGCACAGTAAAAGGAAAGAAGTCTGTCACGTTGTTTCGAGATGGTGTAACCACCAATATTCTCAATTGCATGACAAAAGATTCGTCCTGGATTCAGTTGGTGAAGGGAGACAACGTATTGGCTTATACGGCCGATACTGGTTCTGAGATGCTATATTTTACAGTCGAGAATAATGTTCTTTATGAGGGGGTATAAGCGTGGATATTTGGGTTCTGGATGAAAATCTAGAAGCAATCGATATCGTAGAAACCTTTAGCTCCTTCATTTGGACAGATCGATACAATGAATATGGCGACTTCGAATTGCGTATTTCGGCCGATGATCCTTCGGCAAAAGCATTGCGGATCGATCGATATTTGCAGAATCGAGATTCGGATCATGTAATGATCATCGAAACCATTGAGGTTGACGCTGATGCCGAAGAAGGACGATATCTGATTGTTAGTGGAAGGTCTTTGGAGTCGATTTTGGAGCGTCGAATTGTTTGGGGATTGAAGGTTCTAGATGGCAATTTTCAAACCGGAATCAAGACCCTTATAAATGAAAACATCATTTCCCCATCCAATTCCGCTCGAAAAATAAGTAATTTCGTATTCGAAGATTCTTCCGATTCTGCCATCACCGAGCTTTCCCTCAGAGCGCAGTACACCGGAGACAATTTGTACGACATAATCCACACGATATGCGAAGAGCAAGGACTTGGGTTCCAAGTCACACTGACCGATTCCAAACAGTTTTTGTTCAAGTTGTATTCTGGAAAGGATCGATCTTACAGTCAGACTAAAAATCCATACGTCGTGTTTTCTCCAAAATTCGACAACCTTATTTCTGGAAACTACATCGAATCAAAAGCGGCATGGAAAAACGTCACGCTTGTCGGTGGAGAAGGTGAAGGAACGGAGCGACGTTATACAGCCGTTGGGAATATTTCCGGACTAAAACGAAGAGAGATGTTCACCGATGCCAGAGACATATCGTCCACAACAGAAGATGGGCAAACCATATCTTCGGACGAGTATATTTCTCTTCTTCGGCAACGGGGAAAAGAGAAGCTCTCTGAAACGATCGATGTGATGTCCTTTGAAGGCGAAGCCGAAATGACGCAGATGTTCCAATACGGTGTCGACTTCTTTAACGGGGACGTTGTTCAGCTTGAAGACGGATTCGGTCATGAAGTAAGAGCTAGGATCACCGAAATTGTTATGTCTGAAAGTGAAGAAGGCTTCTACCGATATCCAACATTCGTAACGATCGAACCGGAATCTCTTCCTGAAGGCTATCTCAGACTGGAGTACATCCAATCAAGTGGAACACAGTACATCGATACGGGATTCAAGCATAACCAGAACACTCGCGTTGTGATGGACGCGCAATTCACGAATCTCTCAATAACAAGTCCGCAATGGTTATTTGATGGGCGTGAAGCAAACGGCACTACAGGAACCAAAGGCGTGTTCTATGATCCTAGAGACAACATAAACGCGATTTCTTCTGACTATGGAAGCGTATCCAATCGTTATCGTTTTACAGGTCTGAATCCATCGGATCGACTGAGCATCGATTATAACAAAAACGTACTAACGATTAATGAGAAAATAAAGACTTATACGGCTGAGACATTCAAATCGAATCACAATTTGGTCTTATTTGCTTTGAGCAACGCCGGGTCAGTTGAGAGTTACGGTTCAGCACGTCTGTATTCTTGTAAAATCTACGACAATGATTTTCTCGTTCGTAATTTTGTGCCGTGCAAGAATGAAAAAGACGAAGTTGGGCTATATGATTTGGTAAATGAAATCTTCTACGCCAACAAAGGAACGGGATCGTTCGCAACATAACCGAAAGGAGGATAAACCATTTTATGAGTTTAACCTATGGATTTTACAACTCAATTGGTGGCGATCGAAAATATAACGCTCTGCAGATGTCGAGTATTTTCGATGGCATTATCAAAGACGGCGTCTACATGACCATTGGCGATGCGCTGGCTGTAAAGCAATCTTCTGGTATGACCGTAACGATCGGTGAAGGACGAGCCTGGTTTAACCATACCTGGACTCTGAATGACTCGCTGTATCCGATTACTCTGGACGCATCCGACGTCTTGCTTAATCGGATTGATGCGATCGTGCTCGAAGTCAATGCAAATACCACGGTCAGAGCGAACTCTTTTAAGATTGTCAAGGGTACTCCGGCCACGAATCCTGCCAAACCGACTATGATTAAAGGTGAACTGCTGAATCAGCATCCACTCGCTTATATCACGGTCGGTAAAGGTGTTGCCTCGATTACACAAGCGAACATCGAGAATGCGATCGGTACATCCGATTGTCCTTATGTAACGGGTGTGCTGAAGGGCATGGACATCGACAAACTTGTTGCTCAGTGGGGTGCTCAGTGGGCTGAGTGGCTCAGCAGCAATACGGATGCCTGGAAAGCTTTCATGAGCGATAACACAAATGAGTGGAAGTCGTTCATGGCAAAAAACAAGAATGAATGGTCTGCTCTCATCAATGGGAATACGTCTGAGTTTGAAACCTGGTTCGAGCATATGAAAGATCAGCTCTCAGAGGACGCCGCTGGTAATCTTCAACTTCAGGTGGACAATCTCAACAATGCTGCTCTCGGTGGTGATTTTGTTCTCAAAGGTTCTCCGGTTTCAGTCGAATACATGGGAGAAAACCGTATCGCGTCCATCACAGCCTACGGCGAGAACGCACAGGGCGGGACAACGGAGGCTCCTGTGGCGCTCACGGGTGTGGATAGCGTATTTGTGGGCGGCAATAACCTGCTGCCGAAAGCGGTGAGAACAGAAACAACTGGCGGCATAACCTTTACGCCTAATCCTGATGGCAGCATTTTGGTGTCCGGCACTGCTACGACTAACGTTGGGTATAGTTACGCGCATTTTGAACGCGCGCTGCTTGGCCGGACCGTGTGTCTTTCCGGTGGGTCAACGCAGGCGCAAGTGCTTATCAACGAGAGACTGTCCAGCGGAGCGTTTGTGCGCAATGTGCTTGTTGATAGAGGACAAGGGATATCTGGAACTCTTACTAAGCAGAAAGAGGATAATATACTCTATGCCACTATCCAGGTGCTAGCCGGGACTACTGTAAACACCACCATCTACCCCATGCTCAACCTCGGAGAATCTCCGCTGCCCTACGAACCCTATTGGAGCCGTATCATACCCCTCCCCATCCCGCGCCCGCTGCGGCGTGTGGGAGATGTCAAGGATAAGTGCATCACGCGGGTTAAGCGTATCTATGATAAGCGGATTGTTTTGGATGGGGCGGAGGATTGGAAGATGGGGAGTGCTGTCGGAGATGGTGCCCCGTACATTTTATGTGGTCTATTGAATGACCATTATCAAGCCTTCCCGATCATATCTTCTCGCTTCCCGTCTACAAATATTCTTACCAGCAACAAAAATCAGGGAATCGGTTGTTGGGATAGATCGCTCTATTTAAGATACGATTCTCTGTTCACCAATGTAGAAGAATTGAAAACTTACCTTTCGGCACACCCCCTCACCGTCTACTATCAAAGCACCGCCTACGACGGCACAAACGGTCTGGACGTGTGCTTGATGAAGTACCAGACGGGCTTCGTGGAGCTGGATGGGACGGAGGGCATTGAATATCAAAGCGCGTACAACCGTTTTGCGTACACGCTGCCCTCAACTGCTGTAAATGATTCGGGATTTTGCAGTCATTACAAGAAGCTCATGACTTCCGCGCCTGGGGAAGATAAATATATTGTTATACGCCCGGAAGCGGTATATTTTTACGATTCTCAATACACCAATGCGGATGCTTTCAATGCATACCTCGCCGCCCAAAAAGCAGCAGGCACACCCGTCCAAGTAGCCTACCAGCTCGCTACGCCAGAAGTGTACGCCACAGACCCTGTTGATTTCGACAACGCAGCCGGGCCGCTCACCGTCTTGACCGGCGGAGAACTGGAAGCCGCATTCAAAAGCGCGGACAAAGTGGTCGAGTCTCGTATTGACTTTGTCGAAGACACGCTCAATGAGCAGGGTCAAGCCATCGCAGAAAAGGCTCCGATTTCCCATTCTTCAGATAAGTCTACTTACGGTCTCGGCTCTGGTAGCCAGTTCGGACACGTGAAGCTTTCGGACGCCACAGCAAGCGGATCGAACGCCGGTCAGGGTATCGCTGCAACTCCGAGTGCGGTGAATCAGGTCCACGCAAAAGCAAATGCGGCTCAAAGCACTGCAAACGCTGCCATGCCGAAAGCTGGCGGAACATTTACCGGAACCGTCGCGGCTAAAACGGAGAATATTGCTGGTGCCTATATTCGTAACATCAGCGTTCAAAATAGCGCGAGCCAGTTGCAGTATACCAATTTCATTATCATGGTGAGGAAGTGATCGTATGCCAATCTATGATTTTGATGGGTCTACCAGTCGCGAAATCGGGAAGCTGTACGACAACAATGGCACGACAAGTTCACAGATCAAAGAGGTCTATGACAACGACGGAACTACGAGCCGTCTGGTCTATAAGGATGCGCCGGACTATTTGTTCAATTGGGGTGACAACGCCGAGATCACAGGCGGATGGTCCGTTAAGAAATGGGTTCTAAGTGGGTCCGCCAACGGCATTATTGGTGCTGATTACCTGGATCTTTACATTGGTAACACCGGAAATTCCAATCGTCGGATTTATATTCACACAAATAAAGCTGTCAATGTGACAGATCTGAAAAGCATAAGCATGACCTATGGCGGAACGAGTACGGTTACATGCCCGGACCATAACGCTGCTTGGTGGGGCATCGAGCATTTTGGACTTGCCCTCTCGACGTTCATCCCGAGTGATCCTCAAAACCAACTTCCAGACTCTTTTGCGTATAAGAATTACTCAAAATGGTGGAATCGCGCTCCAAATGTGGGCGGTCCAGGTTCGTTCACATGGGGCCCGATTACAAACACCATAGACACGTCGGGAATCTCAGGGAGTTTCTACGTTGTACTTGTCCTGAACGCCTATGATGCCACGTCTCCATATGGGTTTACGGTCCGAACCGTTACCTGTACATCCTAACAATTCTAAGGAGGCTTCTACATGCTGAAAATCAAAGTCGGTACAAAAGAATTTGAATATCTCAACTCTCTCGAAACCGAAGAATACTACAATGGCTCAAGCCGCCGTACGCTCACGGTCAATTGTTCGAGTGACGCAATCGGTCTGGATGAGTTGAATGTGCTTCTGACCGAAGATAATCTTGCCGGGCTCGTCATGACCAACACAGAAGGCATGGCGGTCTACAAAGACGTTCTTGCTGAAAATGAGGAAGGCGAAATGGTTCCTACGGGTGAACAGGAGTTCGATCATTTCGACCCGATTGTCAATTACTATGACGGTTATGTCCTGAAGCTGTCCTGTGGGATTATAAGCGTCATGACTCAGCCCGAAACGCCTGATACACCGGCTGTGTACGAGGAACAAATCGTCTTTAAAATCGGAAAGCGCACCTACATTGAAGAGCAGCTCCACAAGCTGGGGCTGTAAAGGAGGACAAGCTATGGAACGAGCAAGATTTCCCATGGAGTTCCTGCGGGTAACGCAAGGGCCGAATACCGGGAGCCACGCAGGCAGTAAGGCGATGGACTTCGGCGGCAAGGACACCGGAAAAGACCCGATTTACGCCCCTTTTACGGGCAAGTTTGTGCGTGTTCGTAAGGATTCTTCTCACGAGTCGTACTTAGAATCCTTGGAACCGGTCGAATTCGCCAATGGTGTGGTCGACTATATGACACTCACGTTCATGCACGACGACGTTTTGGATGTAAAAACAGGCCAAATCGTACATCAGGGCGAGAAAATCGGCGATGAAGGTGGATTTGGTGGTGGTCGTCCGAACCGTTTTGGCGCACATCTTCACATTGAAGCGAGCCGAGGCCGGAATATCGCTTATCAGGTTCAAAATGGAGCTGGTACCTACTGTACTCCAAATCAGGTGAATATTTGGGACGCCCTGTGGGTTGGCGGAGATGTCCAGATCCTGAATGATGGCGGCTACTCTTGGAAACGAGATGTAAAAAAGGAGGAGAATGATATGGAATTTCTGGAGGTCACAAGCGATCGTTGTGAAGTTTTCACCGAGGCAAATGTAAATTCCGTCGACTATACCTTTAATAACGGAAGGCTCGTGAAAGGTGAATTCTATCCGATTCAGAGCGATGTTGGCACGGATGGAGTGTATCATTGGGTGCGCATCCAGGCTGGAGATAAGAAGCGATACGCTGTTGTTCTGGAAGACCGCAGTAAGATTGTATCTCTTTCTTCGGGCGATGCGATTACCTGGTGTATGGCTCAAGCCTCTCATTCCGACACGTCTGAGCTTGAGAAAAAACTGGCCGATATGACTGCTGAAAAAAATGCCGTTGAAAAACGCCTCGCTGACGTTAAAGCATACGTCGCGGAGGTGTGAAGACAGTGGAATGGACAGTAGTAGGTGTAATTGTGGCTCTCGTAGGGCTATTTGCAACCGTAGGAGCTCCAGTCATAAAGCTCAATTCTAATATCACTCGCTCGAACATAATTTTAGATCAGATTAAGAAAGAGCTGTCTGAACAAAAAATAGCTGCAAAGGAAAGCCATCGCCGATTATGGGAGCATAATGATGAGCAAGACGAACGTATCGGAGATCATGAAACCCGTATTACAATTTTGGAAAATAGACAGGAGGTATAGTTGTGAAAATGACAAATAAAGTGTATGATGTCCTTAAGTGGATTGCACAATATTTTCTTCCGGCTATTGGCACATTGTACTTCGCACTGGCTGGCATTTGGGGACTGCCCTACGGAGAGCAGGTTGTGGGTACAATTACTGCCGTTGATACTTTCTTGGGAGTCATCCTTGGAATCAGTTCGGCACAGTATAATAAGGCCAGCTTGGCTATGAGCAAAAAATAAACCGCCTGAGAAAAACCACAAGCGGTCTATTTTTAAGCTTAGAGAAACGGAACGAGATGAATTTGGGTAAGCCAATATAATGTAATATTATTACATTATAAAAGGTAAGCTATAAAACTTGATAAATTTTTACTGGAGTGACAAAAGTGCGGAACACTCGTACACTATTTCTATACTTTTGCGCAAAATGTCGCTATATAGCTAGACTTTCCGTATCCAATATGGAAGCGGCGGTTACGAGAAAATTCTGAATCGTGCAGAAAAAGCCAGTAAAATCAAGGGTTGAGTTTTTGAGCAGAAGTAGGGTAGTGTAGGAAAATGTAGGAGATTTTGTGCAACTCCTACATTACTCCTACACTACTTCTACACTATATTCCTACACTCTATTTTATTTTTTCTATCTCTTCTTTTAGCCAAGAAATTTCACGTTTGGTGTATATTCTTTCGGTGAGATCACTTATCTCATGACCGACCATGTATTTGATGGCGTACTCATCGACTTTATATTTCTTCGCCATTGTTATAAAGTGCTTTCTACCATCGTGAGGCTTGTGTGCAGGATTCAGATGAAGGTTGTCTCGAACTGTATAGTATCGGCTTTTAAATTTGTCATACGTCAGCATCAAGTCGTTGCTCTTAGTGAATTTTCCCGTGGCATTTAACAGATATTCACTATGCAGTTCGACTGCTTCATCATATTTCTTTTTTACAAGGTCTAAAATTTTGGAGTGGATTGGAACGATTCGGTCTATACCGGCATCCGTTTTCATTCCGCCAGAAAATGTTCCATTTTTCAAGTCGACATTTTCGAGCTTTATCAATCCAAGCTCTTGAGGCCGCCATCCAGAATAGCACTGTATGAGGATTGTCTCGATTGTTGGAAAGCGGTCTATATTGTTCCACAGAGTTTCCATTTCTTCTTCGGTGTAGGGGATATGGGCGTCTTTCTGTGAGTCTTCATTTTCTTTGATGACCTCGTCAGACACGTTGAACGTCCTGGCATAGTTTTTATCTACGATTTCATATTCCAGCGCATAGTCAAACATGACGTTGAACATCGACTTGATTTTTAGTTTGAGACTTGGCGTTGTGTGGCGCTCTATACCTTTCACTATGCATGTTCCATCTTCCATACAGCCTTTGATATGACGAGGTCGAACGTCCATAGCACGCATGCTGTATATGGCGGAACAATATCTCCAACACATTTCCATGTTTCGAAAGCTTTCAGGATTTTTGAGTTTCTTTTTATGATCTTCGCTCCACTTAGCAAACAGCTCGCTCATGGTAAGAGCTAAGTCCAGGTCATATGGGTTTTTATGATATTCTACAAGCGCGTTGTACGCATCGTTATATGTAGGAAAAAACGCGTCAGGTTTTAGTAGCTTAGATATAGGCTTACCTTTTTCATCTTTGCCAACCGTAACCATAACCCGAAAAGGGTTTTTCAGGTTACGGTTTTTTATTTTACTGATTTGTCCGAATCCGTTTGGCAGCCGTTTTCTCTTGTTGTTTTTGCTCCTTGGCTTCCGAGCCGGCGCACCATCTTGCAACGGGTATCCGCAGTGTGGGCATGACAAAGCCTTATCACTTACTTGCAGTTCACACTCAGGGCATTTTATGAGCATTATTTTCACCTTTTATTTTTCATGATTTTACTGGCTTTGGTCTCGGTGTTCTCTATCTTATACGCCAGCTTCTTTAGTTGTAAAGCTCCGGCGATGATGAGACCAAGTTTAATAATACCTTTTGTTTCAATTTTGTCTTCGTGGTTTATCTCTCCTCCGTTTAGAGTGTAGACTTTGTTCAGATGTTTGGCTGTTCCATAAAGTTTCTTTCTCATATTGATGCCTCCGCAATAATCGCAACGCCTCTTATGAAGGAGGTCATTGCTATGACTGATGAAAAAATTTTGATGAAGGAATTGGATGAAATGGTGCTAAAAGGACATGGAAAAGAGTTGATGTATGCTTGCAATATTGCAGCGGGAGCCGCTATTGGCGGATATCAAAAAGCTGAACGTATGCGAATACTTGCAGCAGCAGTTATCGGCGCAGTTACGGTTCTATTCGCAAATGAAATCAAGGAGAAAATCAAAGAAAATCGAAAGAGCAAAGACGGAGGTAAGGAGGAGTCCTAACAAGGACTCTTCTTTTTTTGTTGCTCTCTTGTCGAATATCATATATTATAGTGTAGGAATTGTCAACTCCTACACTGTGAGGCGCAATATGGTTAGAAATAATACATCAACCTGTCCTACGTGCGGGGGAAAATTAAAACCATACGATAAGGTTCTGCGTATTGTACGTACGAAAGGCCGCAAAACAAAACGTGTTTCTATAAGACGCCTCCGCTGCACCGAATGTGGAGGCCTGCACAGAGAGATTCCTCAATACATATGTCCGTATAAGCAATATGAGAAAGACGTCATACAGGGCGTCTTGGAGGGGCTTATAACCAGTGAAACCCTCGGCTATGAAGATTACCCCTCTGAGATGACAATGCGTCGATGGTTGGCTTCGCACAAATTGCGTCTCCTTTTATGGAGAAATCCATAAGTATCAAGGAGGAATTGTAGAATGAAACTCGTACCAACAGAACACATACCGGGAAGGTGTGCGAAGCATGATTTGCAGAAGCTCATTGAAGAATTTATAAATGGTGAAGCTAAAGTTGTGAATGTAGACTTTAACGAACACGATTATAGTTCCAGTAAGAGCTGTGCTGGGTGCTTTCATAACGCCATAAGACGGTCTGGATATTCAGTTAAGGTATGCAGGCGTGGCGACAAGGTGTTCCTTTATAAAATGTGATTTTTCAAGAAAGATTGAGCTCTGAACAAGGGCTCTTTCTTTTTTTGCGCAAAATTTACAGCCGCTATTGTGAAAGGAGGAAATAGCTCGTGCACGGGCAAAAAGAGGTCTTAGTCGTAAGATTCAAGACCTTTTATTTTTTTCTGCATTTTCCACTCACATTGTTTTGAGAAAACGCAGAACCTATTCTAGAATAGCATCAGAAAGGAGAAAAGCTATTATGGATGTACAAAAATTTGAACTATGCGAAGGTCCTGTCGAAAGTATTGAATTCCCTCCAGGCTCCGTACCCGTACACATCGCTGCCAAGGTTTATGGCAGAGACTCATGTTGGGTGCGGGCGGGAATTCTGTGCAAATGGCTCCCAATTGGGATTGCCACAAGGGACAACAAACCGGTACCACCTTATATCGAGGAGATGGACTCTAGGAAAGGCAGAATCGCCTATTATATTTCTCCGAGGAAATTGTGGGAGGACACCGGGTATGTTTGGAAAGGAGAGCGGTAGTATGAGCACGGTCATACGTCCGGAGCTATCTAAGAGCAGTAAGTATTGGATTGACCGGCACCGATACTATGAGCTGAAACACTTTTGTCTTCAGTATCCGATATGGAAAAAAGCTGCTCAGCTGCTCGATGCCTTGAGTAAAAGTCCGTCGCTCTTGGAAGAATATATAAAATCCGGGCGTATCAGTGATCCGACCGTGGATTGCGCTGAGGCGAGATCTTTTTATCTGGATAGAATTGATATGCTTGAGCGAACGGCTGAAAACGCTGCGCCAGAGATTGCGAAATACCTTGTAACGGGAGTGACCTCTGGCGTATCCTATGATTTCCTTAAATCTAGATTAGACATACCCTGCTGCAAGGAGACTTATTACGACTTATACAGACGCTTTTTCTGGCTTCTCGACAGGGAGCGTAAGTGATTTGTCTCTTGAATCGCCTTGTGCAGCGTGATATACTATCTACACAACGAACTGGAGGTCGACTTAAATGCTCACAAAAGAAGATTTACAGGCGATTGGAGAGTTGGTCCGTTCAGAAGTGCGTGCCAGCGAAGAACGCATGACAGCTAGAATTTCCGAGTCGGAAGAGCGCACAAAAACGAGCATTATGGCATACATCGAGAATGACGTAAAGAAAGAGATTCGTCAGATTGCGGACGGTCACAAGATGCTTGCTGAAAAGATGGACCGGATGGAAACCAAAATTGACAGATTGCAGGATCAAGTGGATACGATTCAGGGTGAACTCACCACGCAGGAAATGGTTATCACCCGCCGGTTCCGTGTTGAATAAACAGTTAGTAAGGCCCGCTCAGGAGTTTAGCCGCTCTTGGGCGGGCTTTTTATTTTTTCGGTACGTAGGTGACGAAAACATGTGATATTTTTGTATTTGAAAAAAAGCCCGGGGTGGATTTTTTGAAAAATCATTTACAAGGAGGATGTGTATGGATTGGCTTATCGTATTCATCGGGATAGTGATTGGCGCTGTGGTGACTGCGTACGTATTTCGCAGAAATTTTGTAGGGACTTTGCGTGTGGACCAATCAGATCCGACAGATGCACCATACTTGTTTCTGGAAATTGAGAAGGGTATGGGCGATATTTCCCGGAAAAAGTATGTCCTTCTCCGAGTCAACACCGAAAGCTATATTCCGCACGATTAACACGTTCTGTTATGGAACCTAATCCGTTTAACGAAAGGAGAAACAAAAAATGTATGATGAAATCAAAGCAAAGTTAGACGAGGAAATTATGGACCAGCTTTCGGTTCTGTCCGATATGGATGTAGGGAGCGATAAGAGAAAAACGGCAGTTGACGATTTGGTGAAGCTGTACCGTCTGAGAATCGAGGAGACCAAGAATGATCGAGACTTTATTGAAGGAGTGAATGCCCGAGAACGGGAGGAGCAATTCAAAAAAGAGCAGATTGTGGATCAGGTCAAAGAGCGAAAATTCAGGTTCGGTATGGCAGCGGCAGAATTGCTGATTCCGTTGCTATTTTACGCTTCTATGTTTTATAGCGGGCTGGATTTCGAGAAAGAGGGGACATTTACCTCAAACATGCTGAGAAATTTGATCAGCCGTTTTAAACCGACAAAGAAATAAATCGATGGGTTCAAAGACGAGGAGACGTTGAATTTGCAATGTCTCTTCGTTTTTATGTACGTGAAATTTACATCTTCTATTGTGGAGATACAAAGAGCTCTTTTATCTCTTGACGAAATGCAGGAAGTAGGCATACACTATGTGTATCGTACTTTCTAATCTGAAAGGAGATAATTGAACATGGGATTTTTTAACGACAAGCAAGTTGAAGCATTTGAGACGGATAGGTATATTTGTAGCGAATGCGGGGCAGTTATGAAGTTTGAAGACAAATGGGAAGATGTGCTCATTTGTCCAGAATGCGGTCATTCGATAGATTCTGACCGCTACGGATGTGAAAGTGATGAAGAATATGAAGCCCTATACCCAACGGAGGAAGAAGTGTTGGGCTACAACGAGGACGAAGATGAGTCCGATGAAATCTACGACGAAGAATTCGACGAGCTGAGCGACGATTAGAGAAGTCCGATCAATAAATTATCAAAAGGAAGGGTCCTGACGAGGGCTCTTCTTTTTTTTGTTTCTGGAGGATATGATGCGCTATCATTATGAGAAACCGCAGATATATTTGTCAATGTATGGCGTTCGATATGTCTGCGAGCATCCCGTATACAACAGCTGCACGTTATTTCTAATTGGAGATAAGGGGCTTGCCGTTATTCAGCAGCGTTTTGACGTTAGAACGAAAACCACATGGTGGAGCGAGGTTGATTCGTGGCTTACGGATGACTTATATTTGAATCCAAACTTTAAGGAGTATTTTGATAAGCGGGCTGGAGCTTGCACAGATGGCCTTTATCCGACTGTGACCGTGCGTCAAATCATGTGGGCACTAAAAATGAAGCCGCTGCCCAAAGCTCGATGGGAGACCTGTTTCGACAGGAAAGGTATTTGAATACGCGTGTTTTACATCTAGTGTTATGAAAGGAGTGTTTTGATTATGAAGCTTAATGAAAAACAAACACATGCATTGGAGGAGATTTATCGAGTAGCTCGTATGTATACGAAAATTGCAGCAGAACTCAACAAGGTAGCAGATACCATTGAACTTGAATCGGAGAAAAACGATGAGGAGTTTATGAAGGTATTTGGAGTATCGCAAGGTTACTACATGAACGATATTGTGCGAGCGTTCGATAATCTTCCAGAACATGCACGTGAGCAAATTGGAGAACTAATTATAGCATTCAAGAAATGAAAAGGATTGGGCCCGACAAGGGCTCTTCCTTTTTCACTTCGCCAAAATTGCATCTTCTATTATGAGAGAAATAAACGACTCTCGAAAGGAGAAGAGGTATGATTATCAGCAAAATTTTAAGCAAGATTGATATTTCGAATTTGAGGTTCAGAAGGAGCCCTGAAAAGGAGAAAGAGAAACCGTCGCTTATAAAGGAGGTAATTGATGAACCGGAAAAATTTAAACTGGAGGCGTTTATTGAAGGAAACGAGATTATAGTAAAAATCAAGAAACGAGAGATTGAGTCCTGAACAAGGACTCTTTCTTTTTTGCGCATTTTTAACAGGCTCTTTTATGGAAACCTATATATTTTTCAAAGGAGAAGAGATTATGTGTAAAAGAATAAGGAAGTACATAAGAAAACTGATTCGAAGCAATCGAAAAACATTTAAGAACAAGCTGTGTGCTATTGCATTGCTTAGTCTTGGATTGTTTGCCGCGATCATTTCGAATGATTGGACATTCTTTGTATTTACTTCATTTCTGGCAATACCATTACTCGTGGCTAAAAAGAATTATATTTATGGTTGAGCAGGAGGGATTGAGACAAAATACAAAGTCTCTTTCCTTTTTTTTGCTTCGCGAAATTTACAAATTGTTTTATGAAGAAACAGTTAGCTCAAGCGGAAGAGCGGCCCTGCTAAAAGCAGAGGATGAGGATACGGCATCCAACCCGTACTGTTTCTTTTATTTTATCCACCCAAAATGAAAGGAGAAAGCATGGAGAAAGCAAACGTTATTCAAAAGGCCTTTTACAGATCAGCAGCATACTTAAAACGGCATTCACCGACAATTTTAACTTTTGTTGGAGCCGCCGGCGTTGTTGCGACTGTAATCATGTCGGCCAGGGCAACGCCAAAAGCAATGAAGCTTTTAGAAGAGGCAGAAGCTCAGAAAGGAGAAGAACTTGACAAGCTGGAGACCATTCGAACTGCCGCGCCAGCTTATATTCCTGTTGCAGCAATTGGCATATCATCTTTGATTTGTTTATTTGGCGCCAACGTGCTCAATCAACGAAATCAAGCCTCATTGACAGCAGCCTATGCGATGCTGAACGAATCATATTCCCGATATCGAGGCGCCGCAAACACCGTGTTCGGGGATGATGCGGATTCAAAGATTAAAGCAGAGGTCGCTAAGGAGACGTATATTTCGGCGGATGGGTGCGCCATTTATGATGCGAGTCACGATGACGGCTGCGAAGAATGCCTTTTCTATGACGAGATATCAGACCGGTATTTTCAGTCCACGATGGCGTCTGTCTTGAATGCGCAATATCATCTGAATCGGAATTTTACGTTGCGCGGTTATGTGTCTCTAAATGAATTCTATGAATTCTTAGGAATCGAGAAGGTGGTTTGTGGCGAAGGCATTGGCTGGGGTCAAGATTTGCTGGAAGACGGGATTTTCTGGATCGACTTCGACAATCGGTATGTCAAATATGATGACGGGCTGGAGTGCTATATTGTATCTGCGTTGTTTGAACCAACAGCGGATTATTTAGAGGGGTAAAGCAAATCACCCACAGGTCTTGCCCGATCTGTGGGTTTGTTTTTGTGATTTTACAGTTTAAACAAAGGAGTAGTAAACATGATTTATACAGAGATCAACATCACGGGACTTGAAGAAATTAAAGCGCGAGTCAGAGAACTGGCAGATTTAACAGAACGTATGCATGTTGCATTGGGTAAGTTGGAGAATTGTAAGATAAATATAGAAGCTGGCATCGATGGTTTATCACCGATGGAAAGTAGCCAGGTCAAGTCTAATAATCAAACTTAACTTCGATTTTGGCACTATCTGGTATCCGGTGGACTTCGAAATCTTCTCCGGGCATGGTGGCTACGGTCAAGCTGGTCGTGAATTCGTGACGCATTGCGCAATTAGGACAATGGCGAGAAGACCCAGGACGCGGATAATTTAAATTTTTATCTTGCAAGGTATACATACAGCCGCAGGAACATTTTACGAGAAACATTATAATCACCTCTATCGCACAGTATAGCACAAAATACTGCGCACATTCTACATTCTGTGTTATGAAAGGAGGCGGATGCGCTATGACAAAAAATACATTGATTAAAGTTCTGGGCCTTGCAGCCACCGTTATCGGTGCAGGTATGTCACTTGTAACCGATTGGGTGAACGAGCAAAAGATGGAAGAGAAAATCGAGGAAAAAGTGAATGAGGCGCTTGCCAAAACCGACGAAGAAGAGTCCTAACAAGGGCTCTTTTTGTTTTTGTGGAGTGATGTGATGAACGATGTAGAAGTCCAATCTATCTGCGATTATTTGGAGGAATGCTTATTTGAGCCAAGTATAAACTGGCCTCCTGAGCAATTTGCGGAGCGAAGTTATTCTCGTTGGGCGGTAAGCGAGATTCTGGATAGAGTACGCGGTAATCCAGAAGTTCCGATTGTTAGTACGGTGGAAGTATTCATGGCGGAAATGACATATTTTGCACACATATCCCCTGAAACGTCTGCTCGCGAGATGTTCACCAATGCTGCGGATACGGCAGCAGATATTTTATCAATGATTTCGTAATCGACCGAAAGGAGTTTTTTGATGAAACTAAATCTAAAAGCCATAGCTCGAAGTATGGGAATGGCACTACAAAAACACAGTCCGGAAATATTGACCGGTATTGGAATCGCGGGGATGGTCACTACAACTATTCTGGCTGTCCGAGCAACTCCAAAAGCGCTGCTGCTTATTCAAGAGGCTGAGGAGGTAAAGCACCAGAACACGGATGATTCGGCACTCACCCCTGTTGAAACCATTAAAGCCGCTTGGCTCTGCTACGTTCCGGCTGCTGTAACAGGGGTTCTGTCGATGACGTGTCTGATCGGTGCAAGTTCGGTCAACCTCAGACGAAACGCAGCGCTCGCAACAGCCTATACGCTTTCTGAATCTGCGTTGAAGGAATACCGAGAGAAAGTAGTTGAGACCATCGGTGAGAAAAAAGAGCAGGCGGTACAAGATGCAGTTGCCAAAGAACGAATCAGTAAATCTCCAGTGACAAACCAGGAAGTCATTATTACAGAGAAAGGAAATACTCTTTGCTACGATGTGATATCTGGGCGTTACTTCAAATCTGATATTGAAAAGCTGAAGAGAGCAGCGAACGACCTTAGCCGTCGAATGCTGGATGAAGGGTATATTTCCTTGAACGATTTCTATTATGAAATCGCTCTTCCGGAGACAAAGCTGGGAGACGAGTTAGGTTGGCATATCGACAATGGCCTTGTGGATTTGCGGTTTAGTTCTCAACTGGCAGAAGACGGTACGCCGTGTTTGGTAATTGACTACCAGATTGCGCCGAAGTACGACTATACAAAATAGTGCGCGAAAAAAGCATGGCGTTTAATGGAGAGCAACTCTATATTTTCATAATTTGAAAGGAGAAATTTACAATGGAAAACAACGAAATCTTGACGAACGAAGAGGTTATGGAAACTACTGAGGAGATCGTAAATGCGAGTTCTGGGAAAGGCTTTAAGGTAGCCGCTGGCATTGGTTTGGCTGTACTGGCAGGCGTAGTGGCCTATAAGTATATCGGAAAACCGCTGCTGGCAAAACTCAAAGCCAAAAAAGAAGAGAAGCAGGAGATCGCCGACGTGGAATTCAATGAATCCGATGTCAAAGAAGAGGATTCCGAGGATATTTCCGAATAAGAAAAAAGAGTGTTCCGATGAGGGAAAGTGCCTTTAACAGGGTGCTTTCCCTTTTTCATTTTCTGCTGGAAGGGAGAAGCTTATGAACAGATACGTATACGATGGTCCGGTCATGGAATTTGACACCTGTGTAACGCGCCGCTGGAAGGCTTCGACCTATGCGGTGTCAGAAAAGAAGGCAAAAAGCAATCTCGCATATCGATTTAAAAAAGCAAATAACAAACCAACCAATTTGAAAATTACATTACCGGGCAAAGTGATTGTCCAATAAAAAGGAGGCTATGTAGTGGAGGAATACAAAGGCAATTCCAATAAAGCCAAAGAACAGCAAAAGGCCCTCCCGCCAGAGAAAAAAGTCGAGAAAATTGTATCCGGACCGGTAAAGTCTAAAAAGAAAAATGGTATCCAGAAAATTACGAGCATTTTCGTTCCTGAGGATGTGGAAGATGTAAAATCTTATATTTTCGAAGATATTGTTGTTCCAGCGGTTAAGGATATTATTTTGGATGCGGTAAGAGCTCTTCTTGGCGTCAGTGGAAAATCCAACAAAGGAGCACCTGCATCTAAAGTTTCGTATCGAAGTTATTATGACCGTGGAAACGAACGTAACGATTATGGCCGTACGAGAACACGAGTTGGATACGATTACGACGATATCGTTTTAGACAAAAGGGACGAGGCAGAAGACGTTCTGTCCCGAATGGACGAATTGATTTCCACTTATGGGATGGCGTCCGTAGCTGATTTGTACGAACTTGTTGGAGTCACTGGAAACTACACAGACAATAAATACGGCTGGACAGATATCCGAAGCGCTTCCGCAATACGTGTGCGCGATGGATATTTGCTGAAGCTGCCAAAGGCTTTGCCGTTGAATTAAAAAGGAGATTGATGTACTTATGAACAAAACAGAAATCATGAACAAAGCAACAAAAGCATTTTATAAAGTTGGATTCACCCTGAAAAAGCACAGTCCGGAAATCCTAGTGGTGGCCGGGGTTGTTGGCACTGTTGTGAGCGCTGTGCTGGCCTGCCGCGCTACGACAAAAGTAAGTGAAATCATGACCGATACAAAGATTGACGTGGACGCTGTTCACAAATGTCTCGAAACTCAGTCGGAAGAAGACTACTCCAAGGAAGACGGAAAGAAGGATTTGGTTATCATCTACGCCAAAACGAGCTTCGAGCTTGCGAAGCTTTATGCCCCATCGGTTCTGCTCGGCGTTGCATCCATCACAAGTATTTTGGCGTCAAACAATATTCTGCGTAAGCGTAACGTAGCTCTGACCGCAGCGTATGCGACGCTCGATAAGTGCTTCAAGGAGTATCGCGGAAATGTCGTTGAGCGTTTTGGCGAGCAGGTTGACCGTGAACTCAGATACGCCATCAAGGCAAAGAAGTTCGAAGAGACAGTTGTTGACGAAAAAACAGGAAAAGAAAAAACTGTAAAAAACAAAGTGGACGTCGTAGGAATCGACGGAATCAGCGACTACGCAAAATTCTTCGATGAGTACAATCCGAACTGGGAGAAAGACTCCGAGTACAATCTGATGTTCCTGCGGGCTCAGCAAAATTATGCGAACGATCTTCTGGTGAAACGTGGCTATCTGTTCCTGAATGATGTATATAAGATGCTCGGATTTGAACCGACTCGCGCCGGCCAGGTAGTTGGGTGGCGATATGAGCCGGAAAAAAGCAATTGTGATGGGTATGTTTCATTTGGTATCTACAATGCTAATCGCGAGACGGCCAGAGATTTTGTGAATGGATATGAGCGTTCTATCCTGCTTGATTTCAATGTTGATGGTCCAATTCTTGATACACTGGATGACTGAAGGAGTGAATTGATAATGAACGGTAAATTGACTTTCATGTCGTACACACTTGCTGCCATGGCCGGAATTTGCTTTGTCAGCGGTCTTGCCGTGCTGTCTGGAGGGAAAATCTGAAGATGGATGGGATGGAGAACTTCATTTCAGTCTTGGATTATATCCTCGACACAAAGCGAAAAAGGCACATCATCGGTGGAATTTTGGTGAGCGCGTCATTGCTTTTTGGCGGATTGGCCCTTACGGTGATGACCATAAAAAGCAACGATGAATATGAGGTGATGGAAGATGACGACTAAAACCATAGATTATTCTATGTTTGTGCTGGGAGCGGCTCTTGGGGCTTCTTTGGCGTGGTATTTCACTAAGAAAAAATATGAAGAGATTTTACAGGACGATAAAGTTGTTCTCACGTCTAAAGAGGATTTTTCCGAGAAGCAGGAAACTAAAATCGCCGAAGTAGGAATAAAAACAAAGCCGGATTTGGCTGAGTATTCGTCTATGCTTCGGCGATACAATCGTGTGGATTATTCAGATGTCGGGAAAGAAGAAGACAAGCCTGCGCCTTATGTTATTTCTCCGGATGAATTTGGCGGAGTCGAGGAATATGAAAAAATCAGTTTGAGTTACTATGCCGATGGAATCCTTGCAGATGACGATGACGAGGTAATGGAAAATGCTGATGAAATCGTAGGCCTTGACTCTCTGACTCATTTTGGAGAGTACGAAGATGACTCGGTCTTTGTTAGAAATGACGTGATGAAGTGCGACTATGAAATTCTTCTCGACCACAGAAATTATAAGGACGTTGCATCACACGTCCGATCTTTGGATACGGAGGAACAATGACATTTCATGAGCTAAATCAATCCTATTTTGCATGGATGTGTCAGCTCGTGTCCAACGAACGATATTCTAAGCGTCTTTCCTATCGTAAACTGCTAACTCATTTACATGAGGTGGAGTTTACTTATACTTTGCCGATGGACGGAAATCGGGCAGAGGATGGGATAGACCTTAGATATCGGTTTGGATATGAAAATGACTATTCTGAGCCGATGATTGGATCTGGTTTGGATGATCGTCCGTGCAGTGTCCTTGAGATGATGATTGCCCTTTCGATGCGTTGTGAAGAGCAGATAATGGATGATCCCGATATTGGGAATCGTACAGGGCAATGGTTTTGGGACATGATCGACAATCTCGGGCTGGGGAACATGAGCGACTCCAAATTTGACAGCCGTTATGTTGACGAGGTGCTCCAACGGTTTCTCAACCGAGATTATAAACGAAACGGTGAAGGAGGCCTGTTCACTATAAATCGTCGAGGCCTCGATATGAGAAGTGTCGAAATCTGGTATCAGATGTGCTGGCATCTGCAAGAAAACTTTAGGAGGGCAAGATGAGTCACGCAGAAGTCTATAAAGCTTTCCGCCAATACTTTCCGACTTATGTCGGAGAAAATATTGCTGCATGGTTTCCAAACGGACGGAACTCGATTCGAGTTCGAGAAGCAAACGGCGATGAATTTATATTTTCGTTTAATAACGGAAAAGACTGGAAGTTCGAGACAATTGACAGTTTTTTGAATGGCAAGAAAGGAGAGAAGCGAAATGGATGAGATGGTTTCCTATATTTTCAGAAGCATGCGTTCTTCCGAACTGACATTGAGAGGTGTTAAAAGAGTGCTCAAAAACCAGGCAAGGCGTAATCGGAATTTTAAGCGTTTTGCCTGGCTGACAGTTGGGTATCTGGTTATTTCAGAAATCAATCGTAGTCTGATGGAAAAGAAAATCAAGGAACTCGATGAGGAAATAAAGAAACTGAAACAAGAGGAAGGGGAATCTCAATGCAATGATCGACTTTCTGATGATCTCGACCCGCAGTAAGAAAAATGGCCTGATAGAGATTTATCCCAAGTTTATCATCAAAAAGAGCTCCGACCTTATGATTCGCGGGGGCGATTTTTATGCTATCTGGATAGAGGAACGTGGTTTGTGGTCTACGGACGAACAGGATGCTTTGCAACTGATCGATCGGGAACTTGACCGATACGCGGAAGAGAACAGAAACCGTTTTGATTCGAACATCAAAGTGCTTCATATGTGGGATTCAGAGTCCGGCATGATTGATTCTTGGCACAAGTATTGCCAGAAGCAGATGCGGGACTCTTTCCACATGCTCGACGAAAAATTGATATTTTCGAATACCCCTACCAATAAAAAAGATTACGCCAGCAAACGGTTGGGGTATCCTCTGGAGGCTGGGGAAACGCCTGCATATGACAAGTTGATGAGTACACTCTATGAGGAAGAGGAACGCCGAAAAATCGAATGGGCAATCGGCTCGATTATATCTGGAGAATCAAAAAAGCTTCAGAAGTTCATGGTGCTTTACGGAGCGGCTGGAACGGGTAAATCTACGGTTTTAAATATCATACAGCAGTTGTTCGAAGGTTATTATTCGGTGTTTGATGCAAAAGCATTAGGGTCATCTAGCAACGCATTTGCGCTGGAGGCTTTCAAGGACAATCCGCTTGTAGCAATCCAACACGATGGGGATTTGTCCAAGATTGAGGACAACACCCGTCTAAACAGTCTGGTCTCTCATGAGCGAATGACGGTGAATGAAAAGTTTAAATCTACATATTCAAACAGCTTCAAGTGTTTCCTGTTCATGGGAACGAATAAGCCTGTGAAAATCACAGATGCGAAATCAGGCTTGATTCGGCGTTTGATTGACGTTTCTCCTTCTGGGGAAAAACTCAGTCCAAAAGAGTACAGACATGCGGTAAAGCAAGTTGGATTTGAGCTCGGACCGATCGCACACCATTGCCAGGAGGTATATTTGAGCGAACCCGGCAGATACGACGATTATATTCCAATTACCATGCTCGGGGCGTCCAACGATTTCTATAACTTTGTAGTGGACTCTTATCATATTTTCAAAAAAGAGGATGGAACGACTTTAAAGTCCGCATGGGAGATGTACAAAACCTACTGTGATGATGCAAAGGTGGCGTATCCATTTTCTCAAAGAGTATTTAAAGAGGAGCTTAAGAACTATTTCAAGGAGTACAAAGAGCGGTTTAATCTTGATGATGGGACCCGCCTCAGAAGCTATTACAGCGGATTTCGTACAGAAAAATTTGAAGATAAAACCGTGAGTGCAAAGGAGGAAGACACCAACCCTAAAATTCGGTTTGACAGCACAGAATCTCTCTTCGACCAGGTTTGTGCTGACTGCCCTGCTCAGTATGCAACGTCAAAAGAAACTCCATCGAAAAAATGGGATGAGGTAACGACAAAACTTTCTGAGTTGGACACGTCCAAAATCCATTATGTAAAAATTCCGGAAAATCATATAGTTATCGATTTTGATATTCCCGGGAAAAATGGAGAAAAGTCGTTTGAGAAAAATCGTGAGGAAGCAAGTAAGTGGCCGCCGACATACGCAGAGCTCAGTAAGAGCGGAGCTGGGATTCATCTGCATTATATTTATACTGGCGACGCTTCAAAGCTCAGTAGAGTCTATGACGACCATATTGAAGTAAAAGTCTTTACTGGAAAAAGCTCTTTGAGAAGAAAGCTGTCAAAATGCAACAATCTACCAATTGCACAAATCAGTTCTGGTTTACCACTGAAAGGAGAAAATAAGATGGTAAATTTTGAAGGGGTGAAAAGCGAGAAAAGTCTAAGAACACAGATAAAGCGAAACCTGAACAAGGAAATACATGATGCTACAAAACCAAGTGTGGATTTTATTTACAAAATTCTGGAAGATGCATATGCGAGTGGGCTGCACTATGATGTCACCGATATGCGAAATTCGATATTGGCCTTTGCAGCGAGTTCCACTCATCAGGCGGATTATTGCATCAAGCTCGTCAATAAGATGCATTTCAAATCAGAAGAGCCGTCTGAAAATGTTCAGAACGATAGCGAAAAACTGGTGTTCTATGACGTTGAGGTGTTTCCCAACCTTTTCCTTGTCAACTGGAAAGTGGAGGGAGTGGAAAAATCCGTTGTTCGCATGATTAACCCAAGCCCAGCAGATATTGAGCAGCTGATGCACTTTCGGCTTGTCGGTTTCAACTGTCGCCGATATGATAATCATATTCTTTACGCACGGCTTATCGGATATGATAACGAGCAGCTATTCAATTTGTCTCAGAAAATTATTGGTGGAAGCGCAAATTGCTTCTTTGGCGAAGCGTATAACGTCTCTTATACGGACGTCTATGATTTCTGTTCGAAAAAGCAATCTTTGAAAAAATGGGAGATCGAGTTGGGACTTCATCATCAAGAACTTGGCCTTCCATGGGATCAACCGGTCCCCGAAGACCTTTGGCCAAAAGTAGCCGAATACTGCGACAACGATGTCATTGCAACCGAGGCTGTTTTCAATGAAAGGAGAGGGGACTTCGCCGCACGACAGATCCTGGCAAAATTAGCAAACGGATGCGTCAACGACACGACCAACTCGCTTTCTGCCAAGATTATATTTGGGAATAACCGAAAACCACAGGATCAATTCAATTATCGCGACTTGTCTCAGCCGGTTCCGGAGACGGAGTATCGTGCATACCGTAAGAAATTCGGTGAGGATTATATTTTCCGAATTTTCGACGAGCATGGCTTGCCTACTTACGAAACCTATAAGGAGGGAGCGCTTCTTCCGAAAGGCTACTCCATTCTTCCATTCTTTCCCGGTTATAAGTATGAGAATGGAAAGTCCACATTTATGGGAGACGAAATCGGAGAGGGTGGGCGTGTATTTTCTCGTCCCGGAATGTACGGAAATGCTTGGGATGGGGACATCGCGTCACAGCACCCAAGCAGCGCTATTGCCGAGGTGCTATTTGGCGTCCTTTATACCAAGCGATTTGAAGAAATTAAGGAGGCCCGTGTCGCAATTAAGCACCATGACTATGCCAAGGCTCGTACCATGCTGGATGGAGCTTTGGTGGAGTACATAGACCAACTGGAAAACGGCACGGCATGGTTCACAGCGGAGGATCTGGCGCAGGCTCTGAAAATCGTTATCAATTCGGTTTATGGCCTTACGGCAGCGAATTTTGAGAATCCATTCCGAGATCCCAGAAACAAAGATAATATTGTAGCAAAACGTGGAGCCCTGTTTATGACTTTGCTTAAGAGTGAAGTTGAGAAACGGGGCTTTTGCGTTGCGCATATCAAGACAGACTCGATTAAAATTCCGGACGCCACACCAGAGATTATGGACTTTGTCATTCGCTTCGGCAAAGAATACGGATATCTGTTTGAGACTGAAGCGAACTTTGAAAAGTTCTGTCTCGTGAATGATGCCGTATATGTGGCAAAGTTCAAAGATGGAAAGCATGCTGGAGAATGGACAGCGACGGGTACGCAGTTCCAAGTCCCGTATGTGTTTAAGAAACTCTTCAGCAAAGAGCCCATCGAGTTCAAGGATATGTGCGAAACCAAATCGGTCACTTCAGCCTTATATTTGGATATGAACGAGAATTTGCCGGATGTGTCTGAGGATGAAGCCGAGCTTGAGAAGCTTCGTAAGAAGTGGCCCGATGAGAACGGAGAGTATTCACTCGATTATGATGATATTGTCAAGAAGCTCGGTTCCGAAATAGCCAAAGGACACAATTATATTTTCATAGGCAAGGTCGGCCAATTCTGCCCAATCAAACCGGGCTTCGGTGGCGGTCTTCTTATGCGTGAGACCGAGAACAAAAAGACCGGAGAAAAAGGGTATGCGGCTGCCACCGGTTCAAAGGGCTATCGCTGGCTGGAGTCTGAGATGGTTCGAGAACTTGGTAAAGAGGAAAGCATTGACTTATCCTATTACGACAATATGGTCACCGAAGCAGTCAAGACAATCAGCCAGTATGGCGATTTCGAGTGGTTTGTATCAGACGATCCATATGTACCGGATAACCCTCCCTGGCAGGAACCGAGCGAACCATGGAACGATAGAACACCGTACGATGTACGATAATTTTGAAAAGAGGTTATAAAAATGGCATATCAGAAAGTAGACAATTTGATCATTGAAAATGCACGAATCCGGTTTCGGAACTTTGCAGGACGTGAGACTACTTATAACCGAGCGGGTAATCGCAATTTCTGCGTTTTGATTGACGATCCAGAAAAAGCACAACAACTTGCTGAAGATGGCTGGAATGTGAAAATTTCAAAACCACGTGACGAGGATGACGAACCTCGTTACTATATTCAGGTCGCGGTTCGGTTCGACAACATTCCGCCAAAGGTTTTTATGATTACCCGACGTGTAAAGACGCAGCTTGACGAGGAGGCGATTGATTCGCTGGATTACGCAGACATCAAAAATGTGGATCTCATCATCAGTCCGAGTCACTGGGAAGTGAACGGTAAAACAGGTATTAAAGCATATCTAAAAACAATGTATGTCACCATCGAGGAAGACGAGTTCGCTGAAAAGTATGCGGACGATGAATTTTGATATTTTCAAGGGCGTTGGTTAGATTTTAGCTGACGCCCTTTTTCTTTTGAAAGGAGAAAATCGTGCTATTTTGGAAAAGGAAAACAAAACAGAGCAAAAAGAAAAAACCAACGAAATCGCCGGTACAGCCTAAAAAGCCGGAAGTAAAGCAATCACCACATCCGAAGAAGACAAAACCGCCAATGCCTGCATCTCTTCCGAAGAAGAAAGAAAAAACTCCGGAGTTCATTAGGAGCGATGACATCGAAAAAGAATTCCTAAAGGCATTTAACCAGCTTACATATAGAGTATCTCCGTACGAGGTTTGGCAGGATTTTGTTTCGATGTTCGCTTGTGCATTGTCCAATCCGGTTGACAAGGCTCACTATGATGAGCGAGAAAAATTATATCCTCGGACCATCAAAAAATACAATGGAAGAGAGCAAAAACTTTTCCCTGAGTTGGCTGCTCATACGGTTATGGCATTGGAGCGCAATCCCGAACAGGATTTTCTTGGGCATATATTCATGGGCCTTGGCCTTGGAAACAAGCATAAATGTCAAGAGTTCACGCCGTATAGCGTTTGTCAATGTATGGCTGGGATTTCTATGAATGACGTAGCGGCAAAAGTTCAGGAGAAAGGTTATATTACAATAAACGACCCATGCTGCGGAGCGGGAGCGACATTGATTGCTGGTGTGAATGAAGCAAGGAAGCAGCTCGTAAAGGAGAATTTGAATTTTCAGAATTATGTGCTTGTCTATGCACAGGATATCGATTACACTGCGGCAATGATGTGTTATATTCAGCTTTCACTTCTTGGTATAGCCGCTTGTATCAAAGTTGGGAATTCTTTGACAGAACCGATGACAGAGAACGATACGGACGAGAACTATTGGTATACACCAATGTATTTCTCTCAAATTTGGACCATGCGCCGAATTTTTCACGGATTAGAAAAACTGACATGAGTTTTTGAAAGGGGAAAAAGTATGTAATCATGGCTGGTATACATTTGTACGACTACCAGTTGGATGCGGTAAGACGGATGAAAAACGGCTGCATACTCCGTGGTGGAGTTGGCAGCGGTAAATCTCTGACAGCACTGTCCTACTATTATCTTCGGCAGGGTGGGGAAGAAGAGAGCCTCTTAGGTGGCACTTATTTTCCAATGGGTGATCCTCCAAAGGATCTCTATATTATAACCACTGCGAAAAAGCGGGATACGTTGGAATGGGAGGGAGAGCTTTCTCCCTTCCTTCTCTCCACCAATCCTGATGTCAATTTGTATCAGAACAAAGTCGTGATTGACTCTTGGAACAATATTTCGAAGTATAAGGACATTACAGATGCATTCTTTATATTTGACGAACAGCGTGTCGTAGGAAGCGGTACCTGGGTTAAATCATTCCTGAAAATCGCAAAGAAGAACGAGTGGATACTACTCTCCGCCACCCCGGGAGATACCTGGGAGGACTATATTCCGGTATTTGTTGCAAACGGCTTTTATCGCAATCGAACAGAGTTTAAAGAGAATCATATCATCTATACATGGGTGAACGGTAAATATCCAAAGGTAGACCGGTACTTAAACGTTGGAAGGCTGATCCGCTTACGAGAAAGTATCCTTGTGGATATGGATTTCAAACGAAAAACAATATCTCATCACGAGGATATTTACGTAAAATACAATACCGAAGCGTATAAAGATGTCGGCCGCCTGCGTTGGGACCCGTTTAAGAACGAGCCTATAACCAATGCGAGCGGCCTTTGTTATGTCTGGCGGAGAATTGTTAATTCTGATTTATCGAGGCAAGTTGCGCTTCTGGAACTCTTTGAGGATCACCCAAAAATGATTGTATTCTATAACTTTGACTACGAACTGGATATTTTGAAAACGATGTTTGGACGGACGGAAGGTGTCGAAGTAGCTGAATGGAACGGACACAAGCATCAACCGGTTCCGACAGGCGACAGTTGGGTGTATCTTGTTCAGTACAATGCCGGATGCGAGGGGTGGAACTGCATCCAGACCGATACGATTGCGTTTTATTCTGAGAACTATTCTTACAAGGTTATGCAACAGGCAGCGGGGAGAATTGACAGACTAAATACGCCTTTTACTGATTTGCATTACTATCATCTGAAGAGCAGATCCGGAATCGACTTGGGAATCGCCAGGGCACTGAAGGCCAAGAAGAATTTCAACGAAATGCGATTTACCAAATGGTCCTCACCGGATAAGAAAAAGGCAGCATAATGGATATTTTGAAAGGAGAAAATCATGAGCAGACAGAAAGTTAACTGGGAATGCACATATAAAAAAATGCCCAAAAAAGTGAAAGAATTTCTTACACAGCTTTTGGGCAAAGAAGAAGTTAGAAAACTTATGTACGCAATTCGAACAGACAAATGGATTATGATGGTTGGCCCCGAATGCTCAGGTAAATCTACGGTTTTTCATATTTTAAGGGCGCTCGGATATCCCTTTATTGTTGACGAAAATGGGCTGGGAATGGTTATTCATACATCCCAAAGGTTGACTGATTTGAAACCAATCTACGATATTCTCGAAGAGCTGGGGATTGGTAAGAAACGTTAAAATGAAGATATGGGTCGTTTTTGAAGTTTGAAGCATGATATCCTAACTCAAGCATTGCCTTATTGATAGTGTCATTATCTAAGTAAAAGCCGTGTATATAAGAATCCATAAATGCTTTTCTAATATCAGATGTGTCCACTTTAGAGGTGATGCTATGAGTTGGTACAAGATATCTTTCCATCCAGCTTATAAGGATATCATACTGCTCTTGGGTTAAATCCACATTATCACCGCCTGAAAATATTTGAAATTTCTTTTATTATACCATATTTATTCTTTGAGAGGAATGAGTTTTAATGGACGACGCGTACAAAGAGGTTTATTTTTATGAGTATTGCAAGAAATGCAAGCATGAAAAGAATGCAGAAAACGAAGAGCCTTGTTTTGAATGCTTGAATGAGCCGGAAAATTTGCATTCTCACAAACCTGTCAATTGGGAGGAAAAAGAAAAATGACGTTGGAAGAGGCGATTCAGGAGTTTGAGGATTTCTGCTATCACCACAGTCTTCATCCGGAAATCAGTAGTGAGGCTATAACCATTGCATTAAAAGCCATGATTGCTCAGCAAGAACAAATCATTAAGGAGTGTAGGAAATGCTCGAAATAATTGCTGCCGGATTCAAGGCGATCATCTTGTGTTCGGCTTTTGCGATATCTGCAATTATCGTGGTGGCCTTTGTGATCATGTGGAGGAACGACGATGAAGGTAGGCGATAGAGTGGAAGTGACCCGTACATATTTCGCTCGCAACGAGGCGTGTACAAATTGGGGACGCGCATGCTTTCCGACACAGGGCATCGTGGAGTTTGTATCCAATCAATGGGTAACTTTGATGATGATATCTCCAAAGGACTCGAAGAAAAAACTGTATCGGGAATCATTTTGGCGAGGGCAAGTACGGGTTATATCTGCCGAAAAGTTCTGATTTTGAAAGGAGAAAATTATGGCTGATGTTTTATTAGTTGGCTACGATTTTAGTCACGGAAAAGATAGTATGGTGTTGCTTGTTGGAAGAAAAAAACCAAATGACTCTGTGGATGTCATCAATGCTTTCAAAGGGAAAGAAGCAGAAGAACTATATAATCGGTTGACATTAAAAGACGAACGAGGTGAAAAATTCAAATGAGCGCGCAATACGATTTATATTTGCAGCGGCACAAAGAGAATGTAAGAAAAGGATATGAGTGGCTCTCTACCAATCTTCCACAATTGTTTGAAGACAAACCAGATAGTAGCTGGCAGATCAATTTTGAGCACGACCATTCAAAAACAAATCCGGACGAGTATGATGCCTACGATGCTTATTTTTATGGAAACAATCGTTCGCATGCTGTTGTGGAAGCGTTTAACCGAGCTTGGTTGCTTCATATTCATCGAAATCCACACCATTGGCAACATTGGGTGCTAATCAACGATGAAGAGGACGAAGGAAAAGTCCTCGTAGAAATGCCATACAATTATATTATCGAAATGCTCTGTGATTGGTGGTCATTCAGCTGGCAAAAGGGTGATTTGAGCGAGATATTTTCTTGGTACGAAGCGCATTCAGCACACATACAACTTGCTCCGCATACCAGAAAAACGGTTGAAGATATTCTCTGGGAGATTCGAGGAAGACTTGGCTATAACACACTTGCTCATCATGGTATTAAAGGTCAAAAGTGGGGCGTTAGGAATGGACCGCCATATCCGCTTGATAAATCTTCTGGAAGTGGTAAAATTGAAGATATTCAAATAGGTAAAAGTCTCGGAGCTAAAAGCCTGAATTATGATGTCTTAGACCCTGCTTCTGGAGAATATTTTCATTTTGAAGAAGGAACCAGAATTAGAAACGCACAAGTTTTTGCTGGTAGGGGTGGAAGTAAACCGTTAGCCCCTGAAGTTGCTGACGGGCTTGCAGAGCAAATAGGTGGTAAATCAAGTAATTGGCAACATTGTAAAGGGATTGGAACTCTTGATTATTATGGGGAACAGAGAGATGCTGAAGTGCACTGGTTTCAAGAGCAATCAGTTGGTAAACATAAATTCAAAATCAAAAAATGGGAGGACTAATATATGAAGGTGCGTTGGAAAGGAAAAACAGATTTTTTGGTTCTTACACATGATAAGGTTTACACGGTTCTTAGCGTGGAAAGAGGATGGTACCGTTTGGTTGACGATAGCGGAGATGATTATTTATATCCACCCGAAAAGTTTGAAATTGTAGAAGACTAAATCAAAAATAGGGCTCCGAATTGTGTAAAAGCAGTTCGGAGCTTTTTATTTTTGAAAGGAGAAAAAGAAATGATATCAGAACAGGATTCTGCGCTTATTGAAAATTTCATCACCAAAGAAGATGCTCGTATGGAATTCAACGAGATGCAGGCAATCATAAAAATGCTTTACGAAACATATTTGGCGACTCAAAAGATGAAAGGAGAAGAACTATGTCAATGATCAAAAAATGCGATCGCTGCGGCGTTACGTACGAGTTGTACAATGTATGTTCCAGTGAGGAAAAACCGAATGGATTCATGTTTTTGAACATTGATAGCCGGATGAAATATTACAGTCATAATCCAAAAGATCTTTGTCCGGAATGTATGGAGGAATTTCGGAATTGGTTTGTTGAGGGGAACGGTGGAAAATGATGGTAATTGTAGTTATCATTTTGGTGACTTGTCTGATCATCGTGTCGTATGCTTGGAGCAATCGAAAGGAGAAAGAAACGATGGCATTTTCTGATATTACGGTTAAACAAGAGCGTCGGCTCTGTGTGGTCAATGGAAAAATGGGATATTTTCACTGCTGGGAGCATTATTCCAGGCCAGTAGAGCCGAGTCCGATGATCGGTGGTGCTCCTGGAGGAGTGATCAGCTTTGTTCGTGCGATCGTGGAGTTCCCAGAAGGGATTGGATATGTAGATCCTAAAGATCTCAAATTCTGCGATGAAGAGAATGTGTATCTGCATCGTTTGCTGAAAATCGAGGATATGAGAAAGGAGAAAAAGAATGGTACATCAACTGATAAATGAACACGAGAAAGTTCAAACTGGTTTGGAGGTTATGGTGAACGATATTCGAGTTGACTATATGCGCCTTCCAAACGAATTGAGTTATGTTTTTATAGTTCTTGTTGGCCCTTATGGACCCACTGTAACAGAAGCGGATGCAGCAATTGAGGAGGTTACTAACGCTATGATGAGCCAAAGTTACGATCACGGATCTGAGTGGAGAATAAAGAACAGAGAGACCGATACATCTATGGTTGAAAGATATGGCCAGTATTCCGTTACGGTTCGGTTCAGAGTTAAAGACTCATGTTAAAAGGAGAAAAGGAATGACAAAAGACGAGAAGCTCGATGAATTTCTGAAAAGAATTGGTATTGAACTCTTACCTTTTCAAAAAGAATTTATCAAGAAGATAACGGACGAAGACAAGATTTATATGTGTTATCCTCCGCATGTTGGGCAATATGAATCGTTACGTCTGATGCAAGCTTTGGCGAATGTATTTGAGAAAGGAGAAAATCATGATTAAATGCAAAATTTTTTTCGGTACGTCGGGATCTAACGGCTCTAAATCTGCCGATGTATATTTTAATGAGTGGATTAAAGCTCATCAGGATATTGATATTTTAGAGTTTAGATATCAACAGGCTAGATATGGCGATCACTCTATCTGCATTTTGTATGAGGAGGATTCGAACTATGATTAAATTCGAACACACCGAGGTCGTGGGCTGGGAGCATGCGATACGAGGGATGCGGAATCCGATGAATAGTTGGGAGAAGAGTGATAGTGGCTGGACCCGAGTTAGTCATGAAGAAGCTGTAGATATTTATAACGACGATTCCATCGAAATCATCGACGAGTGTGACCGCGATGAAGAAGGGTTGTCGTTTTATATTATTGGGAAGAATGACCGTGATCTCATGATGCAACTGCGGAACGCCGGGACAGACCATCGAAAATTCATGCGGATGATTACCGTGTATGTTGATATTACAGCTCCTCTCTATTGGTGGAAGGAGTTTGATACATACAAGGTAGGTACTGTCGCTAATAGCTGCTCCACCATGCATAAGATTCACGCAAAAGAGTTTGCTCTGGAGGATTTCAGTCATGAACATTTGCATGGACCGGGTCGTTGCAATTTGGAAGACACCATTAAACTCTTAAATTACTACAGAGACTGTTACAACGGAACGGTAGTTGATAATAGGAGAGATGGTCAAAACGGAGAAACGGTGCAAAAAGTCTTCTGGTGGCAGATAATCCAGCTTCTCCCGAGCTCTTACAACCAGAGACGGACGGTGATGCTCAACTATGAGGTTCTGGCGAATATTTATAAGTCTCGACAGAACCATCGCTTGGATGAGTGGTGTGAACATGAAGAGATGGTATATAAAAATTATATGGATGACGTTGAAAGAGAAAGCATCGAAGGACAGTTCAGTTTCTGTGACTGGATCGAGAGTCTTCCATATTCAGAGCTGATTACGGGTCCAGATCTCAAAGCTACTTATTCCATGAAGGGAGTAAACAATATGTCCATCGAAATGGATCTTAAAAAGGTTGATGAGGTCGAAAAAGTCAAGATGGATACGTACGCAGTGACACCGAGAAATAAGGAGTGATATTTATGGATCAGATGCGTAGACTCATTACCACTTGGGATAAAATTCACGAGATCATTGACGAGGCTATGGAAAAACATGACCGATGGGTAACGATCAACTTAATGCCCGAAGGTATGCTATCCGTTAATGTATATCCATGGTCTTCGAAAGAAGAGGAGGAAGCTGAGGAATGACCGATATTCCAATAATAGAAGCAGAGATAGAGCCGATCGAGCCAGATACGGCTCTTTATTTGTGTGACCAGAGACTTTGCGATAACTGCAACTATCCTTTGTGTAAGCATACAACGGATATTTCTCATGCCGTCAACTTCGAAAAAAATCTTGGCGGCGGATATTGGGAAAAGGAGAAGTGAATCTTATGAAAATAGTTTTTGTGATTCTTTTATGCTGTGCGATACTGGGAATGTTTGTAGCTTGCAGCGATGTTGATACGGAAAAGGAAAAATCACCTTCGATGTTCGTAGTCGTGGAAGATATGCATAGTTGGCAAGTGGTTTATCATAGAGAGACAAAAGTGATGTATGCCGTTTCGGACAGAAGTTATAACTATGGAACTTTCACGCTTCTTGTCAATCCTGACGGAACACCAATGCTTTATGAGGAGTGATATTTATGGCATATACAATGTTATTACTCATCATCTTTGAAGATGGGAGTAGAAAAGTCATTTCCGGCGTAGAAAACTACGGATGCTTGGCGGAATCTGATATTTTCTGGTTTGATAAAAATGGTCGAAGATCATTTCTTCCGGTCCCTCAGGTGCGATATTTTGGAAGTGCTTTTGATTACGATGAATGTTAAAAATAAGGAGTATGAGTATGAGTAAGATTTTAGACTCAGGAAACCGTAGAACGTTTCAGACAGGCGCAGTACGTGATATTCAGGAAGGGAAAGGACGATGCGATTTGCTTCCTCTGCTTCCTATTTATAATATGCTGCGCGACGACATATTATTTTGTGTTAATCAATTTGAGGATTCTGGTGACCCGAAGTATTTGCTGGAAGCCGTCCTGCAATTTTCGACGGAATTCGACAACAGCGTCTACACCATGCTGCTTGAGGTTTCCATCCACTTTGAGCAGGGCGCTCAGAAATATGGTGAGAATAATTGGCAGAAAGGGATTCCTGTTCACTGCTACATCGACAGCGCCATCCGTCATTACCTTAAATATAAACGAGGGGATGATGACGAGCGCCACGATCGAGCCTTTGTTTGGAACGTTCTGTGCGCAATCTGGACATGCAAAGTGATGCCGGAGCTGAACGAGTATGGGGTTGATACGGACGACAACGTAGGCGCGTAAAACGCATCCCCTATTATGGAAGGAGGTGTTTGGTTTATGGAATATTTTCTGGCCGTATCCGATAAGCAACTAGGTTTATGCCTGAGACTGTTATACGCGGAAGGAATTCGAGCTATTGTCGAAACTGTTAGAAACAGTAAAGGCAAGATTGAATTTCATATCAAAGCGAATACGGACGAGGCGTTACTTAGGGATCTGATCGAGCGGTACAATATTTTGATTTCCTAAACGGACACTCAGTTCCAGCAAAGTAAAAGGTCCGAACAAGGCCTTTTACTTTTTCGTTTTTCATGGTACTATATTTTGCAGAGGAGGCGATAAGATGAAATCGTTGCATGGTGCCAGTTCGGATAAGGTGATACATGTCAAAAGTCATATGGCCTGCCCGGTTAAGCAGAAAGACGGAACTTGGAAAGTGGTTCTGAAAGACTATGAAGAGGATATTCCGGACCTCGGGCGAGAGGATTTGATCTGTAACGCTTGTGGTTGGACAGATTATCCGAATTGTAAAGAGACCTGGTGTAAGGCTTGGGTGCGCCATACGAAGAAAAAGTAAAGGGGATTTTGATGATTTCAGGAGCTGGACATGCTGTTCGGCTCTTTATTTTTGCCTAAAAATTCATCATTTTTCTGCCCACTTTCATGTTTCAAATCCGGGCTTCTGCCCACTTTTTCTGGGCTTTTTACATTTTTGACAGGAAAAAATAAGGGGTGTAAAGGCATTTACTTGCGCTTTTGCCCAAAAAAAGTGGGCTTTTGCCCACTTTCAAAACCCAAACTTGACCACACACTACGTCTAACTACGCTTATAGAAGGTCGATAGAAGGTCTAACTACGTTTATTGCCCACTTTGCCCACTTTTTTTACCCTTATTA